AAAATTATAAGGAGAGTATAATGAATAAAAGAACTTTGGCAAATATGCTGAGACTCCGTTTTGGAGGAGAGTGGGAAATTTCAAAAGAAGAAATTAATGGAGTTTTAAAAGGAACTTCTATTGCTTTTCTTATATTTGATCTTGAGAAGCTTTTAAATATTTTTAGTGAAAATGTAGATTTTCGTATTGTAAATCATTTAATGGTAAGACCAAAACTAGAATATGTTTTTGGTAGTTTTAAATTAGATAATGACCAAGAAACTAAATGGTATTTTACTATGAGAAAACACGAGGATTATAATGAAACCTATTTAACCTTTAAAAAAGATGTTTTTAAAATTAAAAACCTCCTAAATTTAGGAGGTTTTGTTTTATTTTATTCCGGCCAAATTTTTAAAGCTTCTTTTCTATACTTGGTAAGACCATTATCGGAGGTTTTACTATCATAAAACTGTCCAAGAGGAGAATTTTTATATTCTTCTCCCATAAAGAAAATAGTTCTCTTTATTAAATCTTCGATTTCGTTTGTATCGGGATAATATACGTGTCTATCATTGATATTGTCAATCCACCTTCGTACGCTTTGAACATCAGATTCATTGTACAAATAAAGGATTGCAGACCCTACTGTCTTAGGAGCCCAATAAAAAGTCTCGCCATCTTCATCGCTCGCTTGAACGACAAAATTAAGAGCTCTTAAAAGTTCTCCCTTAACTGTTCCTGTAGGTTTCTTAAGATTAGGAACATATTGCTTTGTTAATTCCTTAAGCTCTGCTCTAGGATTAGAAGCAATTAGTCTTTGTTTAGCATATATTTTCATAATACTCTCCGTATCTATAAAAAGAATTATAATACAAAAATCCTTTAGCTACTTTATAAAGTTAGATAATCAGGCATTTTTAAATCAAAAGGAAGATATTTAGGATAAGGTAAATTTTTACCCACGTTTTCTAAAGTCTTTTTTTGATCTAATCCCTTTTCTTCATTAAACTGAAGAATAGCAACTTGCCAATTAGTATAATCTGTTAAACCAATTTTATCGCTTTTAGATTTTAAGAAATTTACTAAAGCTCTCTTTTCTTTAGAATTTAAAATCCACGGTTTTTTAGAATCTTTATGTGTAACGTACTCTGCCTTTCTAAAAAGAATACGTGCTACTTTATCCACACCTACAAAAGTATCGGAATTAAATATTTTAAAATACTCGTTTCCTACTCTTCTAGGATCAGGATTTACCGTAACTACCATTGGAACAGAATAATCCCTTCCCACAGTAGCCATAGCATCTAAACGTTCTTGAGCAAATACTTTCATAATATTCTCCCTATAAGGAGATTATATAACAAAATTATTCCCACCGTTTGATAGCTTCACTAGTAAAAGAGGTCTTACAGTTATATTTGTTGGGAACTTTTAAAAACCCTTTCTGGTAAATGGTATCTACACAAATCTGCATTAGTTTATAAAGCTCCTTTTCACTATAAGGCTTATTCTCGTAAGTTAAAACCCATTTAGCAATCGGAGTATTAAAAGCTTCTTTTAGGAGATAGATAGCGCAAGAGCCACATCCCATCGAAACGCCCCATCCTTTCCAAAAATAATAACCGTTATTTTCATAATTATAGAAAAGGATATTTAGCGCTCGAATAATTTCACCGCCCTTTGTATTAGTCTTATTTCCCATGAAAGGAGTTACGTAAATATCATAAAGCTTCTCAAATTCTGCTTCATAATTCTTAGCAACTAATCTTTGCTTCGCTAATATTTTCATAGTATTCCTGTTTGCTTTTATATCTTTTATTATAAATTATTTATGAATGCTTAGTAAATATAGTTACCTTATCGGTTGATCCGCCTCCTTGCTGACCATAATCCCCGCGCCCACACCCATATAATTCACCTGTATTAGTTACATACCAAGCTGTATGTGCAGAGCAAGCAATTTGTGTCACTTTAACCGTTTTCTTAACCATCATCAATAACGCAGCATTATTGAGCATATTAGACCTCCGCGAAACTTACGGGTTCAAATTTAAGTTCGACGGCTTCCAGCTCTTCCACGCTCTGGCAAGCGTTGATCGCATTGCGTAATGCCCATTTTGTTTCGTAGGCTTTGTTGCCGCTTTGGATGATCTCTTTGTGAAGAACTTTAATCTGGTCAGTGGTAAGCTCATGCGGAACGTTGTTAGCGTCCATAAAAGCAGCCGGGGCTCCCAAGGCAACTAAACCGGATACGTCGATCATTGCACGCTCATCAGCGTCTGCTGTAAAACCTAAAGAAGATATTAAAGTAGCGTCATCGTTTCTCCACTGCTGGAAAGCATCATTAAGATGAGCTAATTTAATTGTCTTTTCTTCTTCTAAAGTAGGAATATGCTGAATAATAGGAGGATCAGGCTGTTCAGAATAAGTAACTCCTAAATTTTCCCAAAATTCGGCACGGTTTTCTTCAGGTTCTTTTCCGAAGACTTTGCGTTCTTCTTTCCAAATAGCTTGGCGAACAGAATACTCAGATAAATACTCTTTATTATTGTAAAGATACTTTTTAATCATTTAGACCTCTTTAGCTCGGATTTGCTTTAAGAATGTTTAAGAAACCATGCGTTCCGCTCCAAAAAATTACAATTATATCTCCGACTTCTATTGTTGGAGCTTCACCTGTAATCCATGTAAATTCAGTACCAAACGAAATAGAGCATGCTGGTAAATTCACGATTCTTAAAGTCTTCACCCAAGAGATGTTTCCGATAATAGAATCCCCCATATAACCATTATTATCTTTACATGTAGGACAAACCTTAAACGTGGTTACACCACCACCGTTATATGACATTGCATCGGGACTACCAGCTGTGATAAAGGAGGCCATTTCTCCTGTATAACTTACTGCCCCTAAAATTCCTTCATTCTGCCAACCAGCAAGTTCCCCTCTATTTTCTGTCTTAGGGATAAGAGTATTTGTATTAGGAATCGAAGCTTTTACACTTTTAAATTCGGTTGCTACTCTTGTTGCTAAATCGTTAATTTGCTGGTCACGGGATTTTTCAGTAGTATTTTCTGCCATTTATTATTCTCCCAAGGCTTGCTCAAAAGTTTCAACAGGATCAGGTGTAATAGGAGCAGGATTAAGATTAACAGTACCGTCCAAAATACCGTCAATAAAATCTGCAACTTTATTCCACTCTGTTAAAGTAACAAAAACAGCAAATAAATCTGTCTGATCATTTATATCGCCAGCAATGAAACCCCATTTAATATCACCGCCAACTGCAATAATATTACCTTGACTGTCTTTTGTATAGAGTTTTTTATCAGCGCCGTTAATTGCAATTTGACCAACTAAAAGTCTAGCTGGTGTAGGAATATTTCCAGCAGTTTCAGAATATGGGTGAGTAACAGGAATTACCGGTATTTCTTGTTCTTGTCTAGGATTTTCTGTAATATCCGTCATATAAAATCCTTTTTAAAAAAGGGTGAGAAAACTCACCCATTTTCTTTTTTAATTAGAATGTACCGCCACGAATAACATTAGTCCATGTATATCCTGTAGATGCAGTACTATCGGCTACTAAAATAGATCCGTTAGTACCAGCAGATAAAGCGACATTAGCGGTTCCGTTATTTACAATTAAATCACCTTTAGATACTGTCGGAGCTAAAGCATCAAAGGCACCTGCTTTTGTAGAAGCTCCTGTACCACCGTTAGCAACAGGAAGAATGCCTTCAACATGGGTAGTAAGATTAGCCTTTCCAAAAGATGGAGCTCCTGAAGCGGTTCCTACTAAAACGCCTTCTTGGTTTTCAACAAAAGCAACAGGATCGGCACCATTACCTAAAATAATCTTATTAGCGTCTAGAGTAGTAGCTCCTGTACCGCCCTTAGCAACAGAAAGAGTACCTGTAACTGTATTTAAAGAAATTTCTTTATAAGTAGCGACTGTGCCATCTTCACCAGCTACTAAAACTTTATCTTTATTACCTGTACCCGAGGAAACTTCAAGTTTACCGCCGATAACAGAAACCGTTGTACCCTGTTCAACAGAGATAGAAGTTCCTGTAATAGAAATACCTGCACCAGCAGAGTATTCAATCTGAGCATTAGTTTGTACAAACGTAAGCTCCGTTGTTCCAAATACAACATTCTTATTAGCAAGAGAGAAAGTAGCACCTTTATTTGCACCTGCTAAAATAAAGAATGAAGCACCTGCATAAACTTCCTGAGAGGGATTGCCGTCAAGGTCAGAAGCGCGAGTTAAAGATTTATCAGCATTAACTATGTAAACACCATTTTGTGTAGCATCAGTCTGGCCAGCTAACAAAACACGGTCATTTTCTGCAAGAGAAGCATCAGGAGTAGTTGGAGTAAATGTAGCTCCTACACCCGGATGAGCGGAATCGCTACCGTCAGCATAAGTACCTTCGATATTAGTAGTATATGCATACTCACAAGCTTCATGAGGAACATGGCCTTCAGCGATTTTATCAACATACTGTTTTGTGACAAGATCATTATTTGCAAAAGTAGTCTCGTCAACGCCTGAGTATGTTAATTTACCTGTAACAGTATCACCTGCTTTACTAACAGCGTCGGTAATTCCGTAACCTGTTAAAGTTGTAGGATTAGAACCTGCAGTAACAACACCCTTAGCGTCAACAGTAACTTTGGTATAATCACCTGCGGTTACGCCGCTATCGCTAAGTTCAATCTTAGGATTACCTGCAGTGCCATCGGTATTTGTAATAGTAAGAGAATCAGACTCTAAAGCACGATTTACAAAACCGTCAGCTGTTTTTACAACAATACCATTTGCAGATAAAGCGCTTAATTTATCTAAGTTATCGTGATGAGCCTGAATAGATGTACCGATTTCTGTAGTAAGCTTTGTAGAAATCGCCGTATCGACATCTTCAACTGTAGTAACCGTTTTTATACCAATCTTAGGAGCGTCATTGAAAGTTTTTACACCATCAATAGTTTGATCGCCTGTAAGTTTAACGACTTCAGAGGCAGACGCTGTTTCTCCTAAGAACTTAACCCAAGCGGAACCCGTATACTTATAATAAGTATCATCAGCTTCCACGTAAACAATCATACCGGGATAACCAAACCCCTGAGAAACGTAGGAATCTCTTTCAGCAATTGTTGCAGCGGTTGTTTTTAAATCAACAGGTGACGGTGCCTTAAGAGCAAAACCATTACCAACTTTAATACTTTGTTCAATATTTGCCATTTATTATTTTCCTATTAACTAATTAGAAAGAGTATGTATAAGCTTCAGTAATGCTGGAAACGCCTGAGCTTGTATAAACATAATAAACCTGAGCAGTACCATCTAATCCAGTAATAGAAACTTCGGTACGAACCATAGCATCAATATTATCAAAGCCGTTCGGGTCGATTGCTTTCTTCAAAGTACCGTAAGCCTTGGGATAAGCGACTACCTTTCTCTGTCCATTAGTAGTATATGTAAAGGTTTTATTTCCCTTAGCCTGAACAACCTTAGTAAGAGCAGCTACCTGTTCAGCAGTAGGAGCAGTAACGTCTGCATCTACAACACCCCAATAGAACGGATATACAAAGGAATATCCGACATTACCGCCTGAGGTTGTCTTAGTAGCATCGGTAACGCGAGCTGTAAAGGAAGTATTTGATGTTACAGAAATTGGGTTAGTAAGCGTAATTGTAGAAGTTGTAGCGGAAGCAGAAAGATCAGCACTACCAACAACGGTGCTTCCCTGAAGAACTTCGGCCTTAGAAATAAGCTGAGAACCGTTTGTCCATTTTACAGTACCTGTTGTAACCTGAACAGTTGTACCTGCTTCAAAGGTACCGCCTGTTGCGGTCATTGTAAGAGAAACACCTGTTGGTGCAACATAAGGATGCAAAATATCATCAATTACCTGAATAATATCAGTATTAGCATACTTCTTACCCTTAGCAACACCACCAACGGTAACAGTTGCTCCTGTTTCAGAAGTATCAGTATAAATAGTTTGTTCTTTTAAAAGACCAAGTTTTGCAACTTCCGTATCCCCGCCTTCCATAGTCTGAGCGGCAGAAACTTTAGGAATAGAAGTAAAAGTTTTAACTCCATCGATATCCTGATCACCTGTTACAGTAACAAAATCTGTAGAGCTTCCTAACTCGCTTGCAATAATTGTTTTAACGGCGTTTTCAAAGTCGCTGATATGAGTAGAAGCTAAGGTAACGTTTTTCCACTCTGAAGATGTACCGTCATAAACAAGAGCTTGACCTGAGGAAACACTATCTAAAACAACTCCGCCTAAAGTACCAAGAGAAGGATCTTTTACGTTAATACTAATAATAGTATCATCGGCTTCCGTAGCACCTGCTTTACGGATAAATAATTTACCATCTGCAGAGTTAATCGCAAGTTCACCGCGTACTAAATTAGCAAGTGTTGGAACATTACCTGCGGTTGCAGAGTATTTGAGAATAATAGTTTGGTTTTCTGCCATTTATTTTCCTTAAAAATTACCGCCTCTTACTATATTAGAGGCTTCTATAATAATTCCGTTTTTATTAACCATAACACTCGAATAAATTCCGGGCGTTATACTTTCGTTTTCAGGTAACTCTATATTTATGTTAGTATCTATAGAAACATCAAGAGAATTACTTTTAATTTCTAATCCTCTAGTAGATTGATTGCTACTTTCATAATATACAAGACCTGATTTATTGGGTATTGATAATCCTCCGCTAATTCCTCCTTGAGAACCGCTAATTTTTCTCCAAACTTTACCTGTAGAAAGAATAAGATCGCCAGCTTGCCAGTTGGAAATTCCATCTATTTCTGTATTACCGGAAACGCCTACTTCTAAAACGTATCCTCTGCATGCATAGGGCACATAAACGGTAGATGCTTTTTTGTACATTATTTTTCCACCTGAAACTAATTTATAACTAGCATCACCGTTTATAGAATTTGTAGAAGCATCCCATGTACCATCAGGCATGTAAAGAGCACCTACAGTGAGATTTCTTTCAGGCAGTCTTGTAGACTCTAACTCTTGCTGCTCAGAAGCATTTTCAGGAAGGTCAGTTAAAGATGCAATTCCTACCGGAACTCCTAATAATTTTTTAATAGAATTATTAATTTCATTTTCAGAAATAGAACTAGAAAGAGTTCCATCAGAGGATACTTGCAATCCTTCTCCAACTTTAATACCGCCTAAAGTAGTAGAAGTGGCGACAGGTAATTCAAAATCTTCTACAAAAGAATTACCTACTCTTGCATAAACTAAAACAGTATCTTCTTTATTCGGTAATTTTGCTAAAGGAGTAGCAAAATAAACGGTTAAACCTTTTTCATCCTGAATAGTCTGTAAAATATTTCTACAAATACCCGGAATAGAAGAAACATAAAATTGAACAATACTCTCCCCAAAGTATTTAGGAGATAATGCTCGAATTTCTTCTTTAGAAAGATTACCAAAATCAAAAGTAATAGAAGTAGAAGTTGAATCTATTATTTTAAGCTGTTTAACACTTGAATATTGATATACATCAAAATTCCAAATACCTATATTAGTAGTATAAGCTAAAGTAGTAGAAGCTTCGAGACTGGGAGCAGAAATTATATAAAAATTAGGAGAAGATTTAGAAGGAGGAGGGAGATAATCAACAGATTCGATAGTTGGTATTTCAAACTCTGAACTATTTTTTAATTCATCTACCCAAGCATAATAATTTCTCCCAGTCATTCCAATATAAATATCTAATACCAAAGCATTGCCCTGCTTAGCAGAAGAATATTTTTGTTTGGTGACAGGGCTGTCAGAAACTACAAGAGCTACGCACTTATCTTCTACATATAATGCAATTTCACCGAAAGTAAAATCACCGACAGTATAACCTAAAGCAATAGAATATTTAATTGTGTTAGCATTTATTACTATAGGATCAGTAGGAGATCCGGAATAAACAAGTTCTCCCTCAAGAGAACTGGCATCTAAAGAAGGACTATAATTATAAGCGCTTCCTAATTCATATTTAGTAATTTTAAATGGAATAGAACCCTGTAATAATTCCACTCCATAATTAGTTAATTGAATATTCATATCTTTTTCCTTTTAAAATAAAATTATTCTAACGGAGAAAGAAATTCAATATCTATTTGAATATTATCACAATTCATTATTTTAGTAGCATTAACCTGTATGAATTTATCTACATAAGAATATTGAGAGTATTTAGGCAAAGGATTTGCTACAAAACTTATAGAAAATATTTTCTTAGAAGTTCCTTGAATTGGAGTAACATATTCTTCTAAATTTAAATATCTTAAAGCGTAAACATCTTTAAAAAGAATCTTGGAAATCCATCCCATCAAAGAGGAAATTGTAATTCGCTTAAGGGCTATTAGTTCCTCCTGATCATTTTGAGAATAGGAATGATAAGAAATATTTCCAATGATATGTATATTATTTTCTGAAAAAGAAAATTCTGTAAAAATATTTTGACATAAAGTTTTAAGCCTTTCTGCTAACATTTTCTTCTCTTAAAAAACCAATATCATAAAATTTTATAAAAAGTGATGAGAATTTACTATGAAAACCTTTATTTTTTCAAAAACTCCACAAGAAACGGTTCAAGTTAAAGTAGACCTTTCTTATTTTAAAGAAAATATTCAGGAAGCAGAGCTTATTAAAATGTTTCCGGATATCGAAACAGAATTTTTTTGTGAAGAAAAAACCCTATTCATAAAGTTTGTTGGAGGAGAAAATCATACTACCTACGGCCTTTCTTTTTTAATAAAAACTATAGAAGAAAGTAGTCCCATTACCATAGTAATGCAAGTAGATGATACTCCTTTATTTGAAGATAAAAAATTAGCTCCTGATAGCTTTATGGATTTATTAGGAACTATGCAAGCTGGGAACTCTGCGGTAGGAACTGTGGTTTTTACATTACCTAAAGATATTGAGCTCGAGGGAGAAAAGTACGTTCTTTGGGATTTAATAGATTCTGAATCTAATATTTTAGCTTCCGGCAATTCTTTTGATCTTATTCGAAATGAGATTACCAACGCTTTAGAGGCTAAATGTTTAATAACCGTTCCTTCAACTTTATCTCCAACTTCAGTTACTAAACGCTATCAAATTCGTTATTGCCTTATTTTAAATAAAGAAAAATTCTATCAATTCGAAACTCTTAAAATAGAAAGCAAAGAAGGGACAGAGTATTTAGGAACAGAAGATACGGTAGAATTGCAAGGAACTAAAACTTGCATGCAAATTATTACTCAATATCCCGCAGATAAGGTAATTATGGAGCTTTATAAAGATAATAAACTTTTAGCTTCACAAGATATGAGTAATTTTGGAGAAAAAGTTTCTTCTGGTTGGAGATATGGTGGTTATATTGATACCCATGATTTAGCAGTATCCTTAGACAACTACGATGTTATTTTTAAATATTCATTAAGTTCTTCTCCATTGGATACTTTCCAAGAAAATAAAAAATTATGGGTAGTAAATCCTAGTATTCTTTCCGCAGCTAAGGATATTTTAGAAAAGGTTAATAAAGCCCGAACTACTTTGTATGGAGCTCCTGATCTTGTTTATACAATGCCTTGTCTTTTAACATGGTTGAGAAGAGGAGCAGATAGATTCAACGGAGCCTATGGTATTATAACTTCTTTTACTTTTACCAATGCTAAAGGAGGAATTAGAGAATACTGGTTGATGTGGGCAGAATTAATGGCTTTGGAATCTCAGTATTTAGCCGAAGGAGAAAAAGCTTTTGATTTCCAAGGAGCCGCTATTCAATTAACCGTAGACCGTACACAATACTTAGATACAATAAGAGGAAATTTACAAAATGCTTTAGATAACGAGTTTAAACCTTTCAAACAAAACCTGACTATTAAAGGAAACACTGCAGGAGATGGTAGCGGAGAAGGAGGAAAAGATTCTTCCGGCAGCATAGGCGCCGTCGCTATTACCATAACTCCGGTAACCGGTTGGGGAAGATATTATCCCGGAAATTATTATACCAAGTGGTTTTAATTGTTTTATAATACCTATATATTTTAAAAGGAAAATATTATGATAGTAAATGCAAAAAAAAGATTAACAGCTGCTGGCTCCATGACTATAGAACAGTTTATGGACGACCTTGAAGAAATATGCAGTAGTTACTCTTGTATTATTACGGATAAGGAAATAGACGAATCAAGGGACACTATAGACCTAACAATCAAACCAGATTATTACGGTAATAATGGCCCTATGTTTGTTAACCTAAGCTATTATAAGGGCAAGTGGTCTATAAACGGTGTAAATATTCCAATGCCAATAAATAACCTTGATAAGCTTACCAAAGCACATGATGGTATAACAGCTTTATGGGGAGCTGTTTCTGATATAGTATATACTAAGATTTAATTTAAAAATATTTCAAAAGGTCGTATAGATAATAACCTATACGACCTTTTATATTAAACTTAAAAACTTGAATTTAAGAATTAATTTTTGTATAATACAATTATTAAAAACAAAAAAGGGATCAAAAGATCCCTTTTTTATCACATGGTGGTTGGCATAACCGCCTTTTTTATGTCTTTAGGAAACGAACTCATTTTAGCTTGAGCAGGAACTTCTTTCTCATCGGCCATTTCAATAATAGCTAAAATACGGGCAGCGGCATCTATACCACCGTTTCTAGTTATTTGTCGAGTTTGAACATATCCCATAACGACAGGAATAATTCCTTGAATAATAGACATAGGACTATCATTTATTTCTCTGATTGCTTTACTCTTTTTGATAATTTCATCACTTGCCTTGCTCATTTAAAAACTCCTTATTGTTTATAGGGGAAGGCATTATATGCGGTTGCATAGCTGATTGTGTGGGTTTTTGTTCAGGTAAATTAGGAAAAGGTGACATTATTTCTCTATTAGGCTGAGACGGGGAAGAAGACTGCATTCCTAAAAACTGCTCTACAAAACTTCTAGCAGTATCAGAATAATCAGCCGTATAAAAATGCATTCTTTCCATATCTTCTCTAGACAGCATGGCAGGAGACATTGGAACAGCACACGAATTAAAACCAAGCGCAAACACAGATACAGGTTTTTCTAAACTACCCATAGCAGGAGGAACTACTCCCGCTATCCAACAACAATAGGCGTTTTCTCCTATTTTGTCACATCCTGCGTTTATCCAACTCATTTTTTCATAAGGAAAATAACCAGTAGGATCTGTAGCATCCTTTTTCAATCTATAAGGAATACCATTTACGGTAATAAGTTCTTTTGCACGTTGTCCTTGAATTTGAGTGACCATCTAATGTCTCCTATAAAGTTCCTTCCTCCATTTAAGAAGGAAGGGAAATCATCTAATTAAGCAGCCGGAGTTGTCGTAGTGGTAGTATCTCTAAGAATATGCGGGAGAATTGCACCAACAATCTGCGCAGTCTGAGCCTGATTAGAGGCAGAAGTAAAGGCGTTGCTTTCAAGAGTAGCAATCTTGCTCTTAGCATCGCAAAGTTTAGTCTGCAGTTCGCTAATGTAGTTATTCTGAATAAGCTGACGAGTAGCAGCACCATCAACAGCAATAGCGTTCTTAATTTCGCAGCAGCAACTTGCGTTCTGAGCAGCAAGATCTTTAACAGCTAATCTGCTTTCATAACCGTTAGCCTGCACTGCGGTATTCAACCCAGCAAAACCTTGTGCAAGATAGTTATTAGTAGTAGCATTAGTTGCATTAATAGTAGCATTCAATCCAGCAAAACCTTGGTTGTTTGCATTCATTAGCTGAGAGGTAGTGCTGTTAACGGTAGCGTTAACTCCGGAAAAACCTTGGCAAAGAGAGTTCTGAACACCATAAGCCGCATCACCGATTTGACGCTGAACAGCGCACTGTCCCTGAACTAAATTTAAACCAAGGTTGTTAATACCGGCATTAACTTGACCAACACTATTCTGAAGTTGGTTCAAATTATCCATAACAAGGTTTGTACCCCAAGCAGAAGCACCTGCGGCAATACCTTCACCACAACCGCATCCACCGCGATTAAAACCGTTGCCTCCCCAGCCATTACCGAACCAAGACCCAACAAAAGCACCCAAAGCGGCAGCACCTGCATTGCCCCAACCACAACCTGTTCCAACAAGACCGGTAGTAGGAAGTAAAGAAACGTCTGTCATAATATGATCTCCTGTTAATATAAATATTTTGGTAAGAGCTCGAAATTGCTCTTACGAAATTAAAATTTATTATACTATTAGGGTTTAGCCTTAAGGGTTATCCATTATGGGATTAAAAATAAAAGGCTCCAAATTGGAGCCTTTTTAATATGAATTTGCTACTTATTTAACTACTTATTTTCCTCTAAGACTTCTTGACCTAGCTTAGCCCATTCTTTTTCTTGAGTAACAACTTTAGACCATTGAGTTGTTTTAAAAGTAACTGCTTTAGATAAAACTTTTCTTAAAGTTTCCTTCGATACTTTCCTAACCTGATTATTTTTTAATACCCATTCGACCGGATCTTCTTCTCCATATTCTACATACTGCTGAATAGCCTGCAAACTATTTTCATCGGCTTCAAATTCCATATTATCAATAATAACAGTATAATTATCTAAAATATTATTTCTATAAATTTTAGCTTTTTCTAAATCAGATAATTGGTAAGAAGGATCTTCTTCAACTTTTTCGATTGGTTTTTTTCTTTGTTCCCAATAACCAGTATCTCGATTATAGTAATAATCAAAATCGTCTCTCATATTCTTAGGAGGAGGAACATCAATAGCATATTCAGGCATCATCCATTCACCCTCATTATAAGGATGTTCTTGAGCTAAAGTATCTCCAATTAATTTGCCATAAGGATCTAATTGTAGTACTCTTTTTAGTGCAAGTTTTTTTAAAACCATTTTATTTTCCTTTAAAAATCAGGTTCTTCATGCTGAAGATACTCTTTATACATCCTTTTTGTTTCAATGTCATTTAATTCTTTAGGTATTCTAAATAAATCCAGCTCTTCTGCTTCTTCACAAGATAAAACCGGAATATCAGAATATAAACACCTACTTAAGTCATAATTCCTTGGAACAATAAAGGCATGTCTAAAAGAATAAGCTTTATTTGCGTTTGAAACTATGTCACCTGCATAATGATAAATATCCTTTTCCTTCTCTATCTTAATACAGCACTTCTTATCAGAAGGAGCAGACAATCCATAATAACAATCATACTCCTTATAAACGTCATTTAACAAACTAATCCACATATTCATACCATAGGAAGTCTGTTTAATATCAGACATTAAAGGAAAAACCGGATTGTTTTTCAACAAGGCTTTAATAAAGTTCTGACCAAGACCCTTACCGGGTTTGAAAGAGCTGTATTTCCAAATCATGCTTTGATGAATACCAGTTTTAAAGAACTTATTTCGAGAGGTTGATTTTATTACAGTAGATAAAAATATCATACTGTCTGCAAACTGAGGTATTCCGGGATTTTTTATAAAAAATATTTCCTCATTAGTACCTAAGGAAGCTTTAAAAACGTCACTACCTAACAAAGAAAAAACTTTCTTACTTTTAGGTAAAATGACGTTTTCATAGTACTGAGGATTATTTAAAGTAGTTCCCCAACTTTCCATCTCCTCAGAAGAAGATTGAATTAAATAAGAAGAATTAACCCTAAAGGCTTTTAATCTTTCATAAGCATTAATTTTCATATTTTCTCCTTCTCTTCCCTATTATACTCGAAAAATTTTCTCCTGACTACAACAGGGGTATTGATGTAGGAAGGAGAGTAGGTACCACGCAGGATGATGCCGCCCCTGCCATTCGTGGCCGTGTAGGCAATTTCTCTGAATATGTTAATAAAATCAATGGAGTTACTAACGGAGCTTTTACCTACTATGATTCCGGAAATAGACAAGGTACTCGATCCGGTAGTAGTGATGTGCATTATTTTGTGGATTTTGATGCAAGTCGTAGCTCCGCTGTTTATGGAAGAGCAGGAGAAATTAGACCGAAAAATTTCGCTTTAATTGGTGTAATAACTTATGCATAGGTAATTACTCCAATAAGAGCAATATTTTTAACTCGTATTTCATTAGGAGATCTTCCATAAACGGGAGAATTTCTAGAAGCGTCAATGGCTTGAACGTAATTATCATGGTCGTTACCTTCTGAACCGATAAATCCCCTTCCTCTACCGGTATCTACGTAAACGCATCCGGTACATTGCCCTTGAAATTCTCCAGCAGTATAATTTTCAGCATAAAGTCCAGAACCTTGAATATTTGGTGCTCCATCATCCTGCGTGGTACCTACTCTCCTTCCTACATCAATACCCCTGTTGTAGTCAGCAAAGCGAAGGAAATATCCACGAAGATCAGGCAGTTTGAAGGTATTGACACCGTCTCCACCATAATAAGTTCCGATTATGTTAAATAATTTTCTAAACTGAGAAATAGCTAGGGTTTGACCCATTGCAATCATTTTACCAACCGGAATATTTTCGGTACATACACAACTTACACAACCGATTTCGTTTGAAGGAACTGTTAATCCATAACCTTCAAAAGTAGTTGGTTTATTTTGAATATCATCCCAAGTAATGCCGCCTGCTAAATTATTTAAAGAAATAACCCGTTTATATTGGGAAGCTACATATAAAACACAATTACTTACTAAATCCCTTGGAGTATCAACCGCTCTTTTATAATAAAGTCTTAACCTATTAGAAGAAGCAAGGTACTCTACTCTTTCAAAAGGAGCAAAAGTACTGTCAGAGAAACCCATCAAATAAGCCCCTGATACATTAGTTACGTTATATTTAGATGGATCAATACCGGGAGCACCACAACCAATTTCTAAATAAGAATTAGTAGAAGCTAATATATTTACTTTGGTAAATTCGGGAATATAACCAGAGGCTATTGACCATTTATTAAAAGATGTTCTTGTTAAAAGAACAGCATCTCCCATTGGATTATTCTCATGTACAATCAATTCCGGTACAATTTGAGTCATTTCGTCAGGAGGTAAAACCTCATCCCAACTACTTACATCCAAAATTTCAACAATAGAAGTAGGATTTTCACCGTAATCAATAGTAACTACAGAAACTCCTTGAGAAATACTTAAATAACAATAAAAAGTAATAGAAGAGGCTACTTCGGATTCCAAATAAGAATATTTCGTAATTAAACTATCCCAAGAAGCTAAAGCGAATAAAGTACCATCCTCCATGTAAAGACCTATTTCTCCAAAGTCAAAAGGCCCTGCACTTTGAGGAACCGTACAGGTTATCATAATAGTATTTTTATCACGATAAGAATAGGCAGAAGGAGAAGCTGTATAAAGAATATTTCCCTTTAGTTGAGTATCTTGTGGAGTCGGTAAATAACCGAAAGCAGAGCCCAAAGAAAACTTTTTTAAAACAACTTTAAAACCTTCTTCATTAGCCATTAGCGCCGCTCTAAGACCGGCATCTGTAATTACAAAACTAGGAGTACTCATTTTCTTTCCAAATTATATAGTAGTAACAATTCCATCAATTAAAACAGTACTTTCTTGAGGAATAATTTCCGGAAGCTCTTTATAGAAAAGAATTATAGATCTTTCCTTACGTTGTATAACAATATTGTCATTGTCAATAAGAGCTTCATATATCAAATAACCTAAATTTTCTTCTTTTAGAAAATCCTGTATTTTTACTTCTAAAGGCTTTTCTTCAGTATTTTCTCTTAAAAGATTTATGGAAACTACCTTAATAGAATTGTTAGGTAAAGAAATTTCTATTTGAATATTATAAATAACATCGTCCGGTAATAATAATCTATTAAAAGAAGCACTAACTACTACATCCTCTTGGGGCATTACAAAATTAGTTCCGTTTTTAATAACATTATTATTCCAAGTAATTTCAAGTAATTCATATTTATCATCAGGATAAGCATCTACTCTGACTTCAGTTCCGGGAGGCACTTTTCCATTAGGATAGGCAGTTATATATCCGCCGGTTGAATTTTCAATATAAACTGTCCCATACCCTTCTTGGAATTTACCCATATTGTCTCCGAAAATTGAATTATCAAAATTATATCGATGACTACCTAGGAAACCAAATATTTGTCTTTTAACCTCTTCTTCCGGATCGTAGGTATGAATATGAAAAGAAGTATGATAAGAATAAGGTAAAGAAAATTTTAAAGTTCTTCCCCATTTACTGGAATCCTCTCCACCGCTCGGATCAATACCGTCGGTAATATCCATATTGAATTCAATACGAATACTATCTAAAACTAAATTATAATTAGCTATTTCTTTAAACAATAGAAAAAGAGCTAAAATATTAGTAGCACCATCTTTAGAAACAAAAGTAATATGAGTAGTAGGATACCAACTACCCCCTTCCCATAAGGGTGTGCCTATAGCTTCATCTCCTTCCTCATAAAAATTTACATAATCTTCAGTCCACATATTGACTAGAACGAAATTAGTACCGCAACAAAAATTTACGAAATCCATAAAAGTTTGAGTACCTTTTTCAAACCAATACATTCCTAAAAAACGACAAAAAGAAATAAAATCTTTATTCGAAAAAAGGGAAGCACTTTCCCCAAATTGTAGTCCTAAAAGATTAAGCTGTTTGACTACTATTTCATTTTGCGGTAAACTCCAATCCTCAAGGTCTAATAATTCTCCATAATCAATTTTTTGTTCAATAGTGGGATTGGATAACCACATGTTACGAAGTGAGGATAAAAAATGAGTTTTATCATAAACTCTTTTATCAAATACTTCATCAATAGTGTCATAAAAGGCATTGAAAAAATCGGTGCCTTTCATATATTCCGGTAATATGGATCTTATACGTAATCGATATCCTAACCTACGATTTTTATCCATATCAAGATAAGGATAATCTATCACAAAAGTAGACATTTTTAATTATTCTCTAAACTAGAACGAGTAGGTATCTCAGTAAGAATTTGGTTAGTAACTCTTTGTTGTCTATCTGCAAAATAGGCTTTTATGTTCAAAGAACCCAAAGAATTATAACGAATAATAGTATCTTTAGCTCTAGAATATTTAGAAGTATCAGGAACAGCAGATCCATCATCAGTATATTCTAGAGTATCTGCATTTACCTCGGCTAACAATCCGATATTTTCTGATTCTCTTCCATAGATTCTATATTTAACTGCCGCAGGATTTTTACGCCAAGTAATTTTAATAGCATTATTATCCTGAGTAGTTTGAGGGTGAATCCAACTAGATTTTTTAGATTCAACTCCCTTATTATCTATGAAGGTAACTCCATAAGAATAAAAATATTCTTTTAAAGTTCCAGCCTCCGGTAGTATTTCAAAATAACAAGTAGGGGCATTAGCTTGAGTTACTATCATCTCGGAAACGGGAGAATTAACTATAACAAAAGCAACCCCACTATCTGCGTTTCTAGCTGCGGAAATTAAATCAGAAATATAAAAATCCGTCATTAAAATACCCGCTCTAGGAGCAAATAATTTTTTAATAGCTTCTTCTACGTTTTGTTTTACCGAGGATAATACAGCTGAATTATAACAATATAATTCCAAATCTACATCAATAACGCTAGGAGTAGCATCTACCCAAACAAAACGAGTAGTGTACATAGATTGATCCTGACACCATTGGCAAAATTCCTGTTTTTTAACGGCATCCCATGGAACATTTGTAATACCAGTTACTCGAATTACATTCATAAAACGATAATCCGTGGGATCTATTTCTCTCTGAGCTTGAGTATAAGCATCAATTACTCCCGGATAGGTATTTACGACTGCCTGATATTGGGATTTCGTAACAGCGCTGCCGTAGGTACCGAAGGATGACGCTGTATTGTTTTTGTAAGTATAAGCCGTTTTTTCGTCAGCACCGCCTGCGGGGTTAGTAAGGGACTTGCCCGTAATTTGAGTGAATCCATCAACAGAGACTTCTTTATCATAAGTTACATAGTTATTACCGGCATTACCGTTCGTAGTACAGTATGTTATTAAAACATTATCATTTATGCTTGGCAAAGAACCGTACATAAGATTACCAAACTGAATAATTAATCTTCCTTCCATAGAAGTTAAATCAGTGCAAGCAGGTAAACCTTTAAAATTCCACAAACCACTATAGGTTACAGGAATAGATTCTTTATTAATAAATACTAAAACATCTTGATCAGAAACTTGAAAGTTTGTTTCCGGAGGAGACCAAACCTGAAGTTCTGTTGATAAACCGGACATTTCAGCTTTATGAACAGTACCTTCATAAAGTCTAATTTGTTTAGATTCATTACTGGTTAAATCTATTACTTCTCTATTGAAATAATCATACCCAGCACAAATAAATTGACTATAGGCAGGTATAGAAACATTGACCTCGCAAGATAAAGAAACATCAATATAGGAAGGCATTTTACGGGTCATTCGTAATCCTTGCATTAAAGCAATAGAGCGAATAGCATCGTCACAGGTCGCAGTTTCCGAAAAACAATTTTCAAAAGCGTTTAAAATAGCCTGATGATTAAAAGCCCCTAAAGAAGCTACGAAATCTATTAAGGCAGTACCAACCTGAGTGGTTAAAGTACCTTTCCAAGCTTGATTTTTAGATAGAGCTGCTACTAAATCTTCTTTAAATTGGGTAACATCCGCATCTATATCTGAAAAAATAATTTGTTGGGTCATTATATTGCTATAGTATAGTCTTGAGAAATAGTTTCACCCGTAAGTTTATATTTACCGGTTACCCTTAACCTATAACCGGGTAAAGTATAATCAGGAGTTACTGAAATACCTCCTGACGTTAAATCAATACGAGGTTCCCATTTTTCGAATGCTAAATAAAGAGTCCTTCGAATACTCTGAGCCGTAGTATCATCAAGAGGTTCCTGCAAATACCATGGCAAATCGGTACCATAAGTCGGTTCAAAAATACCTCCTCGATCTCCCTTAGGACAATTTAAAAGAGCATATAAAGAGCATTTTAAAACCGCTTGAGCATTAGGCAATACAGAGGGTAAAATACTATCATTATAATTCGGATTTACGTCCAACCATACCGCATTAGAAATATCCTTTTGATATTTAGTTAACGCCATTTAAATCCTCTTTTTATAAAATTTTTTAATGGGGCCCGTCCGTTGAAGAATTACCCCGATCAACTCCTCCGTGAACATGGGTCTTCATTTCGATACCAGCGACTGTTAAAGAATTAGTTGCATTAATAGTAGGAGCTTTTACCACTCCTGTAAACTCAGAAATAGGGGAATCTACCTTCACAGAATTTGCCTTGACATTACAATTATTTCCAGCGATTACATTACAATCATTTCCAATATTAATATCACATTTTCCATTTATTTTTAGTGAATAATTTCCATTCTCCATGTGAAGGGAAATACCGGAAGATTGATGAAAATCCCAACTCTGAGTTTTTGTATTTACATGTAAAGAATTACCACTAGGATCTTTAAAACCCCAAACATCCGGAGATCCAAAACCTTCCCCCGGATTTCTTAAAAGAGTTCCTACATAAACGGGATATTCAAAATTATTTTGTTGTATTTGAATACATACAGTTGAGCCAATTGCAGGAACACCATAAACTCCCCAACTACTTCCTTGGCCAAACGGAGAATATTTTATAGGCAAGCACCAAGGAACTTCTCCTTTATCAGGATCATATAATTCGGGTACCCGAACTTTAATACGATCTAACCCTTGAGGATCATTATTATCCACAACGATTCCATAAAGAAAAAGATTCCCTGATTCTTGTGAAAAAACATTTTTATTTAAAGAATTAAAAGCCATTATTTCTCCTTATTTTTATAATTTGTTCCCATACGAGTAGCAAAATATGTTTCAGAATAAACCGCTCCCTGTATAGTTATTGTTTTTCCAGTAAGAATATATTTACCCGAAACAACAGAATCAGGAGTCTCATCTTTTCCTTTAGCTACAAAGTCTACTAAATCAAACAAAGCTAATTTAGTAGGCTCCGTTCCTTGCATAGAAATATCATAAGAAAAAATCTTATCAATACGTCCTGAATAATATTTACCTTTATTAAGGTTATTATCTCCGAGAGAACAGGAAATAGGAGAAAATCTAATATAACCCCTTTGAATTTGATCTCTAATAGAGGCAGAAACATCCGGATTATTAGAATCAGTTTTAATAGAAATTTCTTTAATAACTTCAGGATTTTCCACTACAGACTGAATTACCAAAATTTCTCTATAACCACCTGCTCTATTCAAAGAACCAGAATTAGAAGTACAAAAATAACTGGAAATACTTAATTCGTCTTTTCCTTCAGGAGCATTAAAAGCTTTTAAAGTTTTAGTAACTTTAGATATTCGCATAATATTTTTAAAACGAAGAACTTTATCCAAAGTAACTCCATGATGGAAACAAGCTTGATTTCCACCCCAAGCGGTATTACATACTTTACGTGCTAATTGCCAATAGGGAGTATTTAAAGAACAAACGCTTCTTCTATCTTGGGAAACGTCTCCTTCATAAACAAGTCCACAATTTTGTGCAATTTGTTGCATAATAGAAGAGGAAGACCCTTGTAAAGGATTCATTAAAACTCCACACCAATACTTAGGAACATTTAAATAAGCATCTATTTCATAAGAATAAGCTCCACCATTATAAGAAACTCTATAACTATATAAAACAAACTCTAATTCTTGTAATACTTTACCTTTTGATAAAATACATAGCTTTATAATAGTTCCATCTAAAAAACCTTTATCAACAAGGGTATTAGCAGAATCCACTATATTAAGATAAAGAGTTGGTAAAATAAGTTTAGTACTTTCGCTTAATCTCAATTCATTAAAAGAATTTCCTGAGTCTAAAGGATATTCTTCTCCATTGAAATAAATAGTGAGTTCTAATTCATCCTTTAATTTAAATCCCATTTTTAAACCGTCAAAGTATTACTAATTGAATTTTCCTGACTTTCCGGAGGATTAGAAAATAAAGCAACCAAAGAATCCTTATCCGGTATTTTAAGAACTTGTCCGGGATAAATATCTGAAACCGGATTTTTTAAGCTATTATATTCTAAGAGAGCCCTCCAAAAAGCTGTAGTACCGTAAATTCGATAACTAATCATAGCAATTTTACCAATATCATCAGCTTTTATAGTATAAGATCCTTGTTGTTTTACAGTAAAACGAATATTCTTATAAGGACTTTTGAAAACATTATATTTTTCATTTCCAAATTCATCAAAATATGTCGGAGTACATTTTGACCAATCTAATAGACTTGTTTCCATTTTTATTTCCAAAGATTATCTTTAGTCCATTTATCTGCTTTGCCAGTAATATCTTGAATGCCGGATTGAATCTTATTACCAACCTCATTAACCGCTCCGGTAATCTTAGATTTAATACCACTGATAAGACCGTCTGGTTTTAATCCTTGATCGGTAATCCCTTTTTGTTCTTCTCCTTTTAATAACATGTTTTGCCAATCCTCAATAGTAGGAGCAAACAAACATTTAAATCTTAATTCAACTTCAGCGTTTTGAGGAATCTTTCGAGCAAAATCCATAGATGAAGCAAATTTAGGAGAAACACCTGTTATTACTACTCTAGGAAAGAAAAGATATCTACCTAATTGAATAGAAACCGTTCCATTACTTATACTATTTTCCCAAACTCTTTTATCTGTTATAACAGGAGTATTTTCTTGCTGATTTTGAGGTTGTTGGGAATCCTTCATTTGTTCTTTTGTAGCTCCCTTTTCTTTGGCTTCTTTTTCTCGAATAACTACATTACTAGGAAGTCTAAAAACAGTACCCGGCCCTTTTAAATTACCACCAGCGGCAGTATCATTAGAAGGAGCTATAAGAGTTAATAATTTAAAAACTTGATCTCTTACATCAATACGAGGATCAGTTTCTGTTTCAAACCATATACCCAAAGAAAATTCAGGAGCCTCATTTCCTGTCCAAACTTGGGCGGTTAAAGCAGAAAACACTAAGGATCTTCCAGTAGTAGCCGACAAACCCGCTTTGATTCCGCTAGAGGCTAAATCACTGGTTATATCTCCAAAAGGCTCGGAATAGTTTGCAACCAAGTCGAAAGAAAAATCTTCCGGTAAATAACTACGAATAACTAAAGGAGGGGTTCCATCATCGTATTCTTTTGTAATAATAACCTCATGGGAACCACTCGGTTTTGGGGAAAATTCAGACATAATAAAACCTAATTTACTAATATTCCATTATACATAACCGGTTCAGGCATTTGGGGAATTGGTTTCTTAGGAGAATTAAAAGCAAGGATAGTATTATTCTTTTCCTTTTCTTTTACTACAGGTTTTTCAATAATTTGAGAAGACGTATTAGGAGTTTCATTTACCATAGCAAGAACTTTTGTTCCTCCGTTTAAAGCTTCTGTGTATTTAGCATAGGACTCTTTCATAGTCAAAGGCTTATTTCCTACAAAATAAAACTGCGGATTGTTTTGCCAAGCACCTGAAGAAAGTCCTAAACGAGATAAAGCATTAGGAGCAGGGGTATTAGGATATAAAGCCAAAGCCCGCTTATACTTCCTCAAACCAGCAGAACCTAAGTTATGTGCAATATAAGTGTCAATTACGTTTTCTTGTTCTTCTCCTTTCCACATAGCACCTGCAATAATAGAGCTATAATAAGGATCATAACGAGAAGCCGTAATAGGAACATCATACTTTTCTCCATATTTTTTCAACATAGAGATCCAAGTACTGTCAATAAATTGATAAAGACCTCCAGCAGAAGATAAAAATCTTTGTTGTCTAGAAGACCAAGGGCGCGCCTTTGGATTAAATCGAGATTCAACCCAAGCCATTTTTATAAACCAATCTAAAGGAACATTAGTTACTTGAGCTGCTTTTTTCATGGCCATCAAAATTTCAGGCGAAGGTTTATCATATCTCCTAACCGCCTCTTGTGGAGTCTTTGGTCCTTCACCATCCGTAGAAGGAGCATAAGTTTGAGGCTTTTTAGAAACTTTTTCTTTTTGAATAGGAGAAGATTCAGCAGGTTCAGTAGGTTTAAAAACCCTTTTCTTAGTAGGAACTTCCTCTTTTATTTCTTCGTAAGGAGCTCCCTCTTTTTCTTGTCGGTTCCTATACCAGAGATAACCTCCTCCAGCTAAAGTAAGAATACCTAGGGCAGCTAAAGCATAAGGATTTGTAAGAATATACCTTCCTACGGTTAAAGCACTTTGAACAAAGAATTTAGAAACCGCAGCTACTCTTGTATATCGTACTAAAACTTGTCGAGCCAGAGTAAAAACCTTTCCAATATATTGTCCTACTCCGGTTCTTAAAAAAGTTTTTAAAACAAGAGAACTAAAATTCAAAGCCTGTTTAAATACAAACTTAACAGGAGTTACTATTAAAGTCTTTATAACATTAGTTAAAAGAGAACCTATTAAAAATTTAGAAACCAGATTTTTAAAAAAACCTTCTCCCTCTTTACCATTGATACTTTGGATTTGTGCAAGAGAATTGGTTTCATACTCTGCTTGAGTATAAACCAAGGAATACTCTCCCTGAAAATCCATCTCTTCTTTTAGAATAGCTTCTCTTAAAAGAGTTTCTTTCCTAAATTGATGGGCTTTTAATAAAACAACCTCTAATAAGTCAGCAAAATAATTATTAGATTCTTTGTGTTTTAAATCCTTATAAGCTTGGGAACCTTGATACTCACTTTCATCCTTATAAGTTAAATCCTTCAAAGTATCTCTAGTGAAAAAAGAAGCCTGTTCATCTTTCACAAGATTCCCAAGAAATTCTTGCAAATTATTGTTAAAGACTTCGGCCATTTTTAATAATCACCATTAAGACCTAAATTCAAAGCATATAAATCACTTTCCAAACGACTGGCATTACGAGCATTACCCGCATTCATTTGATTATTACCAATAGGTACAATCGCAGTTTCTTTACTAGAAGAACCGGAAGTAACAGGAGCTTCCTCATTTTGAACAACCTTAGGAGCAGAAACTTGAGCTGTAGAAATATCCTGCACCGCTTGAGTATTCGGAGAAGGAGTAGGCATTGAAGAAGCAATACTTGTAGCAGGAGAAGCACTAGTTTGGGCTGTGGGTATTTCTATACTTTCATCAGGATCTGTTCCGTCCATAGTACTCTGATCGTTTGTATCTATCGGGGTAGAAGAAGGGAGGGAAGTACTAGGACTAGAAACCGGAGTAGGACTTACTAAAGCATTCTTGTTAACCGGTACGGAGGATTTTTTAATTTCTTCCGGATTAACTTCTCCAATGATAGCCTTAGCTTTATCCCAATCTCCCGATAAAATCGGAGCAATTGCTGCCTTAGGAACGCCTCCTTCAGCATCTTTAGGCCATAAACCTTTACTCTTAGCCTTTTGAGTAGCTTCTTCCCAACGAGAAGTTTCTCCAAGCTCAGCCGCTTGCATATATTTATTATGCTCTGCCATGCTATCAATAGCTTTTTGGCTAAGTTTAGGATTATTTACTAATCGCTTAGCGGACTGCCTTTGAGAATATTCACTTTGCTCTTTCTCAAATTCACTAAAATCCTTATAACTTTTAATACCTAAAAGATCATTAATTCCGTCCAACAAACCTTTTAAAATAGCCCCACCTAAAGAAGTAATAGCTTTAAAAACCTCTTTAGTAATAGTACCGATATCATCAACAATTTCAGGAAAATTAGTTACTAATTTCTTAGCTAAATCTTCTACGTTAGGTAACACTTGAGTTTCAAAGAAATTACCAAAACTTTCCTTCATTTCCGGTAAAGCTTTTTCCAAGTAAGGAATTAATTGACTTTTAATTATTGGCCAAAAGAAGGAAACTCCTAAAACTCCTATAGCTATTTTCTTAAACCAAGACCATCCACTACTTAAAAAGTCTTTAGTTTTACGATAACTATTGCTTAACTTTTTATTAATTCTTTCACTCCATTTATCTCCTAAATCCATTAAAATAGAATTTCGAAGTTTCATATATTCATCAGGAGCAAAAGCTTTTAGAGCATCTAAACGTTTTAAGGTAAGCTCGACACCCTTTTGAATTTCTTCAGAATTAGCTCCTTGAGCAACTAAAACTTTTCTAGTTTTTTTAGTAAGCTGTTCTTTAAGAATTTCATCAGGAGATTTTATTTTACCGGCTTTTACTAAACGTTCATAAAGAGATTTACCTAACCTCTCTTCAATCATTCGAACAAGGCTTTCATCATCTTCTTTTCTATTTTCTGCCTGTTCTTTTTGTTCATCTAAAAAATCTTCAAAAGCATTATCCCGAACACGGTCCAAGTTAATAAGAGTATCTACTCTATTATTATCGTCACTCTTTTGAAAATAAAGGAAAGGAGAATTAGAAGATTCTGGAGGTTCTCTAAACGATGAAGGTTTCATAGATTTTTGCTGTCTAACTATCTCACGAGCAAAATCATTATCAAAACCTAAATCAGATTCATCCTCAAAATCATCGTCTAAATTTTTAAGAGGATCTCTTGATTTCTTTTTATTCTTAGGTTTCTTTTTTTGAGTAAGAGACTTATCTTCTAATTTATCATAAATCTCTTGAACCATAGAATAAGTATCTTCTACTTGCTTTTTAAGATTTTCAAGAGTACTCTTAAACTCTTTATACCTCTCATTCTCTTTTTTAACTAACTCGTTTTGATAATTAATAATATCCTGAAGACTTGCAAAAATCTTCTGTTGATATTCCTCAAAGAGAGTTGCGAAAGCGGTTTTAGATAATTCTTTTTCATCATAAAATACTTTCGCAACTTCAATACCACGTTCTTTAAATTTTTTAGCCAAATCATCCGCTATATTCTGTAAAGAATCTACTCCATCATCAAAAACTTCTTTAGCTAATTTAGATTGTTTAGCTAATGCCATAGAAATACGTTGAATATCTTCTTGAGAAGCTTTACCATTTTTAAGCAAATCAAGGGCATCAACAGAAGATGCAGACAACTTATTCCATTTTGCTTGAGCTTTATCAGAATTAAACGGGAGCGCCATAATTTAGTCTAAAAATATTTTATGTTCTTTGGTTGCTTTTATTCTTTGCTCCCTTCTAGCTATTGCTAAATCAGAGAGATAGAAAAATTCCTGCAAAGGAACTTCGTCTTCAGCATACCAATGAAATTCCTTCAAAAGAATAGCTTTACGAGTGTAATAACCATTTTTATCGGGAAGGTAGAAAGAAACTGCGGGCATCAATACTGGTCTTAACCTTATATTGAGCTCCGCACCTCGGACATCTAATAGTTACATATTCTTTAACACCATAGGCAGGAATATCTTTTCCTAAAGACATCATGGTATCAAAGTCATCAGGAGATAATTCCCCTACAAAATCATAACGTTCATTCCAAGAAGCGTTATTCCAGTTAATCATCATAGCTAAAGAAGCTTGTCTCATGTAGCCGGCGTCCGGAACTTGCTCTCCTTGAACGGTTATAAACATTCTAGGATCTTCTGACATTGCTAAAACGTCTTTCATTCTAGGAACATCAATTCTAAACCCTTCAGGTAACTCACAGTTAGGGAGAAAATTATTCTTATTAAAAGAAACTTTTTCCAAATAATCTGTTGTCAAAGAACTTGTTTCAACAATGGAAACCAGTTTAAGAGACTCTTTAGGCATTTCTCCTGATTCAACCTTTTGAATATGTTCAGGATTTTTACAGGTATATTTTACCTGCATTCTATTCTTAGTGAAGGAATTAAGCCTTAACCAATAAAGAACCCAAACATAATCCTCATAAGTTAATTCATAGGCTAAACGGGTTTCTCCCGTAGGAGTAGATAAGACAGAGTCTACTACTTCTACTAAAGTAGAAAGGGAACGTTCATATTGACCTTGCATTAATTTAGTAATATGCTTGGTTTTAAAGGGTTCACCGTAGAGTTCTTTAAAAGAATAAAAATTAAATCTAGAAGGTAAGTCTAAAGAAAAGGCTTTTGCAAGCTTTATTTCCGGTAATTTAGGAGAAGTAGCAGAAGGGGAAACGTCTTCAGCTAAGGTGACTCGTGTGTGTTTTGTCATAATTATTTAAATATATTAGTAACTTTATCCATGGCACCGCTAGCGAAACTCTTTGCTTGAGCATACATACTACTATTTTTAATAGCTCCGGTAACGCTATTTAATGCCTGAGAACCTTGATTAAGAACAAAATCCTTAGCCGCATTCATAGCAGAAGAAATAGTTCCATAAACTAAATCCATAATAGATCCCGTTATAGTATCCATATTAAACCCGGTTACCTGTATTTCTTCTATTGAAAAAGTAACTTCCCAAGTAACTCGATCGGAACTATCTGAATTTAACTTAACCGGAGCAACCTGCTTAGGCCAACAATTTTTGTAATCAAAGCGAATCATTTCTTGTCCATAAGGGTCTTTCATAATAATTGATATCGTCTGTTTATACCCTCCTACACCATTAATACCTTTCGGTCTACCAAAATCTCCATCTTTAGAAACAAAATTAACCCAATTTTGAATATAAGAGAATGCCTTATTATTTACATCACCATAAAATGTGAGGGTTAAATCATCATAATTTATCACAGCTCCCGGATATTTTGCATATTTTCCTTGTCTGTACACTCTTCTTTCATCAAAATTCATGAAAGGAATATCCGCTCCTTCCACATACTCAGGATCTAAAGAAGTTTGTCCTATTTTAGGAAGTTCAATAGTCCAATCAAAGGAAAGAACTGGATCTCCTCTTCCTTTCATTTTTGTTAAAACTGATTGAGAAAAAGGACCAAATTTAGTTGGAGATAAAAGATTCATAGGATTTTTTGCAATCGAAGTAATCTTTTTCTCTAACCCATTTATTTGATTAGCTTTTTCTCTAATACTTCCTAAATTAAAACCCATAATCTACCTAGAAAAGAAAGAATGTTTATAAGTCCAACGAAAACCAAACATTCTCATAACTTGTCATAAAATAAAACCCACACGAAAACTTTATAACAATTCGTTGTTAACCCCATAATAGTTTGATAGCCGGATCGACTGTCAATCCATTAGGTCTATATTGCAATCGATTAATATCACTAAGATAAGGCCTTCCAAATTCTTTAAGATAATATCCCTTATTGTTAGGATCAGAAACTAAATTAGTTTCTTCTTTTTCTTGAAATAATTTCCTTATCAAAGGTTCGCCACTATTTTCAGGAAGAATCATCTCTTCTTTTGTTTGATAAATAATAAAAGCAGTAGCTTGCTCAATATTACTAATGCATTTTATACCCAAAGAAAGACAAACATTTTGAATATAAGAAAGCATTTCACAACATACCGTTATATCGGTTTGATAGTAATATTTCAAAGAAATAAGATCCCGAGTCAATTGAGCTTCAACCACAGGAGTATAATCATCAAAAATAATACCTACAAAATCCATTATAAAAACCCCGGTAATTTCTGTTTACCTAACTTCTTATTTCTAGCTTTGATTTGATGTCTATAATTCAAATCAGCCTTCATTTTTCTAGCAATAGCTAAAATCATTTCATCCTCTTTTCGTTTATCAATATTAGGATGTAAAGAGGGATGTCTTCTTCCTTTAGTATCAACGTTATAGGTATCTGATGGCTCCATATTTACTAAACGGGAGGACAAACGCTTAGAATAGGAAGGCCCTTTGTTTAAAGAACTAGAAGTTAATCGTGGAGGAACTCCCTCTCGGTAATTCTTACCGGTTCTAGGATCTTTAACTCCGGCAAAAGCACTATAAATTTCATCATCTTCCTCATTAGGCTCAGGAGAAGCCTTATATTTGTCAAATTTTTCTTTTAAGGCTTTGTCATCCGCTAAATCTCTAAGAAGGGCTTGAGAGTCAAAACCGGAAGCAGCAATCCAAGTCTTCAAAGCAATAGGAACACCCATATCCGAAAGAGTTTGTAAAACCTCAAATTGAGATTCGTCTTCATGGGCTTCCAATTCTTTATGCCAATGTAGTTTAGGAATTTTAAGATTTTGTTTATTGCTTAAATCCGATAAGAATCCGGAAATATTGGAATCTGCTTGAGCTCCCTGCGGATTAACATAAAGATCATTAATTACTGCAATAAGAGGAAAAAGTTTGCTATAAAAAATCTTATTGGTTAAGTGTTCTCTATAAGACTCAACCGTCTCCACAAAGGTACTATAAGCGCTTTCACTACTGGCGTAACTATTATGAACCACAATACCATTAGCAATAAAGGATGGATCATTTTCCATAGCTAGGTCATAAACTTTTTGCTTACCATTATCACTAATAGAAACAATCGGCGTAATAAAATAGCGTTGCTTTAAGGCAAAAACTAATTTATTATACTCATCTTTATCAATCATCTTAATAAGATTCAAAAACTCGTTATATTGCCCTTCCTTATATCGGTCATAATTAAGACGAATAGTATCGTGGCCAAAACCAAAATTATTGCTATTTCGAGAATGACAAATAACATGGCGGTCTTTTGTTAAATAATAGCACCCATGACGATCAAACTTAACTTTGGCTTCGTTCAATACAGACTTCCAATGTGAGAGAGGCAAGCCAAATAGCTTACTGTATTTAACGGAATTAGCCTTATGGTTAAATTTTTTCTGTCCAATAAATATTACATCTTTAACAAAGTTAACACTATCCTCATGGCTAATACTAACGCTAGTTTCTCGTTTCAATACTTGATAACCTAAAGCCATCAACATACAGTGTAATTGGTGAATAATTACAGGGGAAGCGGATAACCAGGTTATTGTATAGTCTTTTACATAAGTGCCATCACACTCAGCATAAACGGCCAAAAAGTCTTTCCATACTTTTGCACTACTCTGTAAAATGCAATCAGGAATAACCTTAAACTTAGCAGGGCTATCGCCTAAGTCCTTTGTAGATTTTACACAACATCCGATAGAATCAAGCCAATCAACTAATTGACGACTATAAACTAATACATTATAAACGTCTTTATTAAAATTAAACTGACCCGATTGAGTATCTTTATCTTTATGCGTAATTGTAGAATTTAAACCAAAAAGTTTCTTAGTCAATTCTGCAAAGCGGTTAATTAGCTTTTTATCAGTATTACTAAAACCTACGCCTTTTGCACCACCCTCAACTGTCGCCTTATCTTTATCTATTGCCCACCCTTCTGCAATAAACATAGCGAGCCATTGAGCAAACGCAGAATTTACATAACGTGGTACTTTAATATCGTGGTCAATGTAATTATGACTAGATAAACTAATACCACGTTTTTGCCCATTTTTATCAACTAAACTACGCTGTTTACGTGTTCTAGGCAATGGTTTTTCAGGCAACTTAGCATTACTGCTTGAGGTCATTGTTCTAGTGGATAAGCATAATAAATCACCAACACACAATTTATCTGTGCGCTTCCACACAAACTCACCATTAGTAAACACTAAAACTTGATGATTACCTGTTGCCTTAATCTCATTACCAGAGGCTGTTACTACTTTATATGTAGGCTTAATGCCAGAATAACGCCAATGGGTAGAATTTTGATAGCCTAAACGAGAATCCATACGCAATGACATTTCATGCCATTTTGTATTAGTAGATTCACCAAAGCTATCAATTCTGCGTAAACCGTTTCGACTAGGAATTAACGTGTCGCCAGTTAAGCAGGCGTCACCTGATAGGAACGCATCCGAAATTCCTAAAGCCTGCAATTTCATCTGCCTCAAGCTATCCGTCATATCCGTCCATTTCCAGAAATCTCCTCCCGGACGAATGTCATTAGTTTGAATACTATTGCGAGTAACAATCCAAGCACCCAACGGATCATTTTCAGAAAGTTGAAACTGCTGAGCAATAGAAAGCATTTCATCTTTAGTAGGTGTCCACAAATCATCACCTACAGTAATATGAGTAGTAGCTCTCTGTCTTCTTTGAGCTTCTACTAAAGTACCTTGAAACATAACTTTTTCAATAAGGTACATAGGTAAAAGTCTTTGAAGATAAGAAACATAAGCTCTATCACTTAATTTCTTTCTACCTATAAACAAAGTAGTTAATGGGTCTAAGTCAAAGGTTCCTTGCTTAATCATATTGATAACAGAAGCAGGCATTTGCTTTAAATAAGCATCAGTATATCTAGTTCTATTTTGTAAAAATTCCTGAGTCATACCAGAAGTATGAACAGTAATCAACGGATCAATATTATTAAACGGGGAAGGTAAGATACTGCATTGTAAAGCATCATGGATTAAAATATCCATAAATTGCTTTTTAACTTGGTCGAAAATTAAACTACCGGCAAAAAATCCATCAGTTAAAATAGCAATGGAAATTTCCGGCAACATAATTTGGATATTCAAGCGATCTAAAGCTTTGTTAAAAATATCCAAATCATCATCTTCCAAGCCTCTTAATTCCCAATCAGAGAAAGGAAAAGTACTTTGAATATCTACCGCACAACCGGCAACAGAGTCGTATAAATACATATCTCGATACATTAGGGATATCGAGGAAGTATCTACCATATCAGGAGTTGCCGGAAGTAATCCTGTCATATAATATTGGAAATTTGTATTCCAATAAATACCTAAGGATTTAGAAGTAGCCTCTGCTCCGCCGCTTACAGACATATAACCGGCATTTACCTGTTTAGGAACTGTCATAAATCCATTATTATTTTCTCTAGGAGCAGTATTTATTTTACTTCCGGTAACTCCTAATATTCTGTTTTTTGCAAACATAATTATCTCTGTAAAAAATCTCGTGTTTGGGTTTTAGCTTCTTCGAATTTATTTTCCATATTGGACGCTAAAAGATTTCTACTTTCTCTAATTTCTTTTTTAAAATCTTCAAAACTCTCGGCATCCATAGAAGCTTTTGCAGATAATTCTAATTTCTTCCATTCAATGACCATACTGGAAGCAATATCTAAAAACATTGGTCTTAAAATTCTATCAATAACTGCTTCTCCCATTGCTCCTCTATCAAGAGCAGCCTGCATATCGATAATGAGACCCCTTAAAGAGTCAATGAGTTTATTATATTGGTATATTCCCTTTTGACCTTTTGATTCTCTAATAGTCGTTTCCGTAATAGGTAGTAGATCTACAATAGATTGTATCAGTCTTTTATAAATTAGGGAAACTGCAGAATCTGCATCATTAATTTCCAAAAGTCTTTGGATGTTATTAGCATCTTCTCCTAATATAGAAATTAGCGTTTGATCATCCAACTTGGATATTCTACCAATTTTATCGATTTTTGCAGGTAACATAGTTTTAATCTTTAATGGGAAGAACGATTCTGTCTTCTAAACAACATAAAACCGGTTCATTATTTGCAAACATTTTTTGCATAGGTTTTTTACATGCAGGGCATAGCCCTTTACCGGCAACTTCCGGAGACATATCAATACCGCCCGCGGTTACTACTTTTTTAGAAACAATTTTAGAAACTTTGCTAGAGTTATTATCCCAGCCTTCAGGCATTCTCATTTTGTAAATCCTCTTCTTAAAGGTACTAAAGAAGTATTTTTAACTTGCTCTATGATCAGATTTAAATTTGTTAAATCCTTCTTAGCACATATTTCAATTCCAAAACAGCCAATTAATGAGCTATCTAATTGATGGGGAGTAGTAGCAATATTTTTATAAATTTCTCTTAGATCTACTTGAAATCTTTTTTGAAATTTATTTTTCCAAGTAGAGGCAGTAATAAACTTAGTAGGAAGGTTTAAAGACAATAACAGTCCTAACATAATATTTACGCACTCTACAGTATTACCCTTTAATCCTCTAGATTGAAATCTTTCAGCGATAATACCATGAGGTTTAAATATAGTAATCCATTTATTAACCTCATTTAAAAAATTCTCTTTTTGAGAGGCTATTTGCTTAATATCATGAATAGGAAATTCAAGAGTAGCATTAGCTAATACTTGAATTTTCTTAGATTTTTTATTATAGCAAACAAGGGATACTCCCATATTACGAGAACCCGGATCAAAGGATAATAATCTTAATTGATTTTCGTTAAGAAAATATCCATTTTCAATAGAATAACTCATAAAACATAATTATTAACTTTTCTATTAAATTTTCTAAAAAATCATCCTTCCGGATTTACCTAAAATGATAGGTTCAGGCATACTCTGCTTACTAATAATCCATTGCCTTGCTTCTGTTAATTTAGCCATAATTTTCGGAGACATTATTTTAACAATAGATAAGGCCATAGCGCGGGAAATATCATCGGTATAACCGGGAGCTTTATCAGGACATCTTCCCGGTCCTCTATCTACTACATTTAAAAGTTGTAATAATAAATGCTGAACCGGTTTGTTGTATAAATCTTCTTTGTAATTAGCTACACCGTTTTTACAAATACTATCTACTTCTCTCTTAGAAAGAGCCGGTAGTATTACATTACCATTTTTAAACATAGCTACAATAGAGTCAAAATCTTCTCTTTTCAAAGTATATTTAGCAGGAGTAACAAAAGCCTTGCCATTAGGAGCTTTGCCTCCATCTTCTTTTATTCTTTGCAAAAGATCGATTGAGTTCCATTGGTCAGCTAATACATAAACACAATTCAAGTCTTTAATTAAAGGAAGTAGCGTTTCTTTATAAAGTTTGGTAAAATTAACTTTTGTTCCATTGGACGGCATACACTCCAAAACACAAGCTACTCTAATTTTCTGAATATCAAAATCATAGTAAGCTACGGAAACCGCGAAAGAGTTATTTGAATATCCTGCATCTAAAGCCATTACCGAAGGAAAAGCAATAGAAGATTTTTTAATAACTTTTCCCCAAATATCCTCTCCGTAAGTCTGATACTGAAATAAATGAGTATTAGGAGCTCCATTAAATAAAGTACTTACTACATTTCTTGGATAAAAAGCATTTGCTGTAGAAGTAGGAGAAGCCCCAAAGTCTCGCATGGCAGCTAAGGGATCTCTATCAAAAGCAGCCTTAATATCGGGAGAATCTCTGTTCAAAGAAGGGTTAATTTCCCAAGTAGGTAAATTACTTCCATATAAATAAGAGCTACCCTCCGACTCTTTTAAAAGCCGCATTACTTTATCTTTGTCATCAATCGGAGAAGAGACCGATCCCATTAAAGAAGGAGGAACTGAATTATATCCTTGATTAATAAGATCCAAACGAATACTATTAACCGTCAACAAAGAGTTATTAAGAGAAGTATAAGCTTCGTCGGCATCTGCGTGACGATTCATATCATTTGTATCTTTAGTAGGATCAGGTAAAGGAAACATACCCAACTCATCCAATACACAAAAAATACTAGTATTACCTCTTAACTTAGAAGCAGTAGGCCCGGTTGGAAATACCCTTAGATTTTTATGAGAAATTATTAAACTATCTTTTTGTAAATCATACAAGTCTCTACCATAAGTCTTTTTATAAGAATCCAAAAGATCAAAATAATCTTGAAACCATTTAATATTTTCGATATTTTTTTGAAAAGGTTTCCACAAAAGATCACGAGCTTTTTCATAAGTTTGGGAACAAAAGATACCGGTAAGGGTAGTAGATTTGCTCATAAACTTAGTCATAGTAGAAAGATTAGGATATTTCAAATATCTATGAATTAAATAAGCACATATTAAAGCGGCGGTAGAAGATTTACCGGAACGCTGTCCCCATACATAGACAAACTGAGTATAAAAATTGGCCAAATTACTATTTATAATTTCCCGCTTAGTAGTTCCACAAATAGGACAAACTCCATTCTCTAAAAAGGTAAGTCTCTTAGGATGCTTTAGATCAGGAGTATAAAAATCTTTAGGAACATTATAGGGATTTAAAAACTTATGATTAGAACATTTAGGACAGTATTCCCCTAATACAATTATAGAAGGAATAAATTGCCTAGCCCAAGGCATATCGCTCCCTTCCTTACCTACATTGCAAACAAAATCATAATAATTTTTAGCTTCAGGTAAAGCTCTATCATCAACTTTTAAATCTCTTACTAATCCAGTAACCGGATCAACCAAATCTTCCATATAGGAATTTAAACCTAAAATAGAAGAGTTAGAAACAGCCTGTTGAGATACTAATTTAACAGGCTGTTTTTTAATATTCTTTCTAATACTTCTTAGTTCTGCTTTTTCCTTATCATTCATCAAAGAAGGAAAAAGTTTATCTATTTTCAAAGCCGCTAAATTACGTTTTCTTTGATCCATTTTCTAACTTAGCCAAAACATCTTTTAATAATTTATCTTTCCTTCTATTTTGATCTTCGCTATTTATAGGAATAGGAATAAAAGAAGGAGTTTGATTAGAACCTATTAAAACATTTACCAAAGCGTCTGTATCTTTTTCGGACAGACCAAAATATTGAGCTACAAATCGGCACATACGAATATTAACAGCATGTAAGGAAAGTTTTTGAAATTGATTTAAAGTACTAGGTTCAATTTCTCCTACTACATTTCCCATAATTTCTAAAACTTGATTTAATCCTCCATCCGTAGCAAACGTTTTAGGAGCTAATTCTTTAAGAAAAAATTCTCTTACTTCTGCTAAATTTTTATTAAGCTCAGGAGACAATTCTTTTTCGTATTGTTTAGTTCTTTCTTCTACTTCTTTATTTATAGGAGTAGGAGGAGTATAAGGCTTATGAGCTTTTTGAATTTTTTCTATAGTTAGAATATTAGGAGATACTTCAAAAAAGAATTTAGATCTATATTTTCTTTTTTTCTTTTTTTCTTGAGGGACAGTGGCAATAGAGGCTAACCTTGCAAGAATTTCATCTTTACGTTTAGCCTCAGAATCACTATCCCCAACAAGAATATTTTCTTTTTTGGGGATAGTTTTTAACATTATTCTTCCTCTTCGTCATCAGAAGACGTACCGGCAGATTTAAAATCTACATAAAGCTTTTCTCCAATACCTTTTTGTATCTGCATAAAACAGAGTTTACGAATAGAAAAAGGTTTAGGTAACTTAAGTTGATCACAAACCTCTTTCATTTCTTCTTTTGTGCCTAAAACCCAACGTTTGATTTGATCCCATTTAATAGGAGTAGGTTCAGGAATATATTTATCAATTTTAATATACATACTCTTACGACCTCTTCCTGTTAATTGACCCGTATATATCAAATAACAAACCGTGTCGAAGAAAGGATCAAAGCCTCGGGCATCTCCCTTACCATCCTGAACCCAAATACGCAACCAACCTTTTCTATTGGGAGTCCAAAGTTTATTCTTTTTGGTAGTAATTTCAATGTATCGATATTGATCTTGAGCTCCCTTAACTTCTACCGAAGGTTCAAGTTCATTTTTAGTTTCTGTGTCAAACTTAGCCCAACCCGGCATTCCGGTTACTCTAGGACGAAATTGTGTACGACAATCCGAGTTATGACTTACAATACCGTTAGTAATAATAGTATGAGTTAAAGGAACACAAGCATCGTAACAAGGCTGATATAAACCTTCTTCCAGCTTTTCGATCTTTAACCAAACAAGATTATATTTCTTAGTAAGATCAACTAAGGTTTTAACCTCATTACCTATTTTCAACCAAGATTCCCTTTCATGGGGAGTACGTAAAGTCTCTACATGAGCTAAATAATCGTCATACCAACCTTCATAAAAATCTTCCAGTCGCCATAAAATACGACGCTTCTGAATATTATCTTTAAACCATTTATAAACTTTTGGTTTACGTTCTTTTTTATAAGTCGTAAATAATTCAGGCAAAGAATCATGCCAACTATTATTAGAATTATCCGTAAGAATATCCGTATTAAGATCTAAAAGCTTTCTTAATTTAGTATGGGACTTTCCGGATAAATAAACAATCCCGCTCTTAAAAGGTTTAAAACAAGTCATTAAAGGTTTCTGCAAATTCAAAAGCTCCTTCAGAGGAATCTCTTTTGCATAAGAAACAATGGATAGCCTATTTTCCCTAGAGTCTTTGAAGTAAGGAATTTTCTTACATAAAATACCCATACCCTGCAACATAACCTGCAATTGATCAAGAAGAGTATTAGAGATAGAACTATAAATCGTTTCTCTAGGATTGGTTGAAGCGTCTCCTCCAAATAAACCTCTTAAGAAAGCTACTCTGACAGAGTCAGGAGATTTTCTAATAATTAAAGGAATACTCTTATATTGTGAAAACACTGCCAAGCCGCAAGAGGATAACCATTGAGCAAAAACACTACTCTTAATATCGACTCCTTCTTCCTTCCTATTATAAGGAAATTCCAGTTTATCTAAAAGAGAGCAAATTCTATCCAAGTTCCCTTGATTGCGATTACTAATACTAACAATATAATTGCCTACAAAACCTTCACTTACGATCCAACCTAATAATTCACCTAGGGTTTCTTCACAAGTTAAATCTAACGAAGGATCTTGAAGTTGACATAATTGACCGAGAGACCCTACATAATCATATTTTACTTTTTGATATGAACAGGTATTTTCAACTTCTTTTAAAGAAACCGCCAAATAACTACCATAAGCATTAGAACTTACATCAATATTTTGCAAAGAGTCCAAAGTAGTCCATTTTACTTTAGGGAATTTCTTTTCTTTGCATTCCGTTACTAAAACTTTATGACCAGGTTTTCCAGTCACGGAATAACCATACGCTGAGGTTACTTTGATAGTATTAGAAAAACCTACACACTTCCAACCGGCAATTTCTTCGTTTTGAAGAACAGAGGCTAAAGAAGTTTGAGAAGGCATGGCATGATATTCCTTAGCGGTTAACATACCATATTCCGTATGCAATAAAGTATCTTCTCCAAAGCAATTAAACTTTAAGGCCTGTCCCCCCGGTTCTACCTCGGGGTTACCAAATCGGACCATAGGTGCCATACGTAATTGGTTAATACCAATTACAGCAATCATCTTATCAGCAAGTCTTCCTTTAACTCTAGGTAAATGCTTAGAAAACATGCGAGCTTGTAAAGCAATAGAATTATCTCCATCCTCATTATCTGCGGAAGTTGGATTCATAGCAGGATAAGAATCAACCACTACTAAAGCCTGCAAATTTCCATCTTGAGCTTTTACCCAAATTCCATCACCATATTTTTTAGCCATAGAAGGATCAGCATATTCCCCTACTTTGGCTTGATTAACTTTTGTTTTTTCAAAACGTAACCACCACTGATTACCTATTTTCTTTTTATCAGGAAGCTGTCTTTCAATTTCAGACAACCAATCAAAGAAAGCCTCTCCTCTAGTTTCCGCTCTATAACGAACAACGGGAGGAGTAATCCATTTACCTGTTTCTTCATCTCTTTGTCCAAAAGCTTCGTTAATACTAGTAGTACAACCCATCGTACGAAGAATATTACCAATATAAGGCTTTGAATTACCACTTGATCCTTCAAAATCAATTAAAGCAATTAAAGGAATCTTTTTAGTAATAGCTGCTCCAATAATAGAAAGAGCTCCGGTAGTTTTAGCGGATTGTTCAGGGCCAAAATGTGTATACCAAGCCGGTCTTATTCCACCACCATAAAGAAGGTCTAACATCAAAAGACCGGTAGACATAGGGGTACAATCAGCAAGAGAATCGCTTTCAAAACCTTGCCTACGGGAAATTTCGTCAACCGTTTCTACTAACAAGGAATTATAGTCAAAAACGGGAGTGTCGTTATTTGTAACTTTTTTTCTCATAATAAAAAAGAGGTTATACCCTTATTGATAAGTATAACCTCTATTTACAATTAATTAAAATTCATCGTCATCAAAATCGAAGTCATCTTCTTCGTCCGCTGCTTTTTTAGCAGGTTTCTTGGTAGGCTTCTTTACCGATTTCTTAGGACGTTCCTCTTCCTCTTCTTCATCAGAATCGTCATCATCCTCAAAATCGTCATCATCCTCAAAATCGTCCTCATCCTCTTCTTCAACGACCTTTTTAACAGGAGCTTTCTTTACCGGTTTTTTGACAGGCTTTTTAGGAGCTTCATCTTCCTCTTCCTCAGAACCCTCCTCGTCTTCATCTTCGTCGAAGTCAGGAATGTCTTCCTCATCTTCTTCCTGCTTACCTTTTGCTGATTTCTTAACAGGAGCTTTCTCCTCCTCTTCATCATCATCTTCGACAACTTTTTTGATTTTTTTAGACCCTTTTTTAAGAGGTACATCAACCTCTTCATCTTCGTCATCCTCATCAAAATCGTCTTCATCGTCCTCGACTACCTTTTTAGCAGGCTTCTTAACCGGTTTTTTGACAGGAGCAGGAGCTTCATCTTCTTCCTCAGATTTATCCATATCAAAATTATCTTCAGTTTCGTCCTCTACTTTCTTAGAATAACCGGAACGCTTTGCCCATACCTCAAAAGATCTTTTAACTTCTTCTTCTTTAGGAACATAATATAAAGCATCTAAATCATAAGTTAAATACTCTTTTTCCTCCTCTGTAAGAGGAGTACGTTTCATTCCTAACTGAATAGAATATTTATTTGCAGGGGAAGCAGAATCATCAAACTTAACCTGAATATCTCTACCATAAATAGGATGTGTTACATCAAAACATTTAATAGAACCATTTTTAAACTTAACAGAATTAAGTGGTTTAAGCTCTTGAATCTTCTGAAGTAAAGAAGGAGGCATTCTTAAAACTTTGACCGGAGTCCAAGAACTAGAATCTTTGTCTTTAAATCCGGATTCAGCTTCCTCAGGAGTTTTTCTAATCTTAGCAGGTTCATTATCTTGTTCGGAACGAACAATAGCGTTAATAAAGAAAGAACGGGTAAATTGAACAGTCTCAGATTTATTATCCTCAGAACCATTTCTTTCATGTTGCTCAACTTCCCACCATGGATCATATTTGCCAGATTCTCTTTGCCCGGTCAGATAATTAAAAGAGGGACAGGCCTGAGGAAATCTTTTCTTAACACCTTGTTTATTAACTCCGGCAATCCAATAATTACCGAAACTCATAATATCGCCAAAAAGGCGAAAAGTAACCCATTTACCCTCCACGCTTTTAAAATCAAAAAGATCTAAAAGAACTTGAGGTAATACCAACTCACTTTTACCGCCTTTGTTAGTCTGTACCGAACTTAAATCGGAAATACCGTATTTACTCATTTTTATCTCCTAAATTACACTCGTTTTGTGTGGGTTGAGTGTTCTGTCTATTTACAAGATTTTTCTCGTAAAGGGAAACTTGATCAACAATTAATTTTGCATTTCGTAAAAGAGCTTCGTTATCGTTTGTGCTTAATGCAAAATTAAGGGTATCTCTTATTGAAAATAAGAGCCTTTCCGCATGCACCGCATGTAATAAACTATTTTGATTTACATGAGAAGCGACTAATTCCGGAAATTCCTTATTATTTTCAATAGCATTAGAAATAACTTCTCTTGCTTGTTGCAAGATTCTATTATACTCTTGAATAATCATTCCATCAACCAAAACTTCTATTTTTTGCATATTTATTTAATTCTTTAATAGTAAGAGCGTCCAATATCTCAGGAATACCTAATTGAATACGTAAAGCCCCGTCAGGGTCAATCTGCTTAGCATAATGCATAATATATTCTACATTAATAAAGGAACTATTAGGATCATAATGAGAAAATAAATATCCTTCCGGATTTTCTTCAATTAGCTCTTCATATGAGGTATGATTGGTTATATGACTTATGATTTCCTGAACTTCACTTTTTGCAGATTGAAGCCAATTTTGAATAAAAGTAGTAAGTACACCTAATCTAGAATCGCATCGATCAACCGCTTTACCAATAGTCATAATATAAATAGAAGAAATATCGTCAAGACTTAAAACATAATGATAATCCTCATAAGTTTTTTGAGCTGCAAGAAGCGCCATTCTAGTATATTTTTGTATTATTTTAGAACGAAAATCTAAAGCTTTCTCATTCCAATACTTAACTGTATTAAAAATTGTAAGAAAATTTTCTCGATTATTGTTATTTATACCAAGTAAATTTTCTATTTCATAGAAATCTTTAGTTTTTTTATCAATAGTTTGTTTATTGAATGGAGACCAAACTTCTAAATACTTATTACCTTGTTTAAGAAAATAATGTAATAATCCTGCAATAATTCCTCTATTCAAATGAAGTTTTTCAAAATTCTCTACCATTACTTCATTTGTTTGAGCACTAAGAAAATTAAATACGAAAATGGGTAAATAAGATTTTTCTTCAGAAGAAATTTTTATGCTGGAACGAATAGAAGCATACCCTAAAACTTTTGCAACGTAATTTCGTGCAAGTGTAGGAAAATTAATAATCAAAGGTTCCCATGCTTTTTTAAAGTAATAATCTAGGATTTGAAGATACTCAAGAGAAGTCAAATTTTCTTTAATATCTTCATCTACTGCTTTATATTCAGCAAAAACACGTGAATGGGTATACTTTCCGGACATTATTTATTTTTCTCAATTAAAGGAGCAAAAATACCCTGATTCATAATTCCTTTAATCTTTGAATACATAGCTATACAATGTTTACAACAAGCCGCACGTAAAGCGGGATTTGTAACAACGGGCAAAGCTCCATTACTATATTCAATTTGAGAAGCATCCTTCAAAGATAAGGCAACTTCAAAACGGTAAAGAAAATCAGGGCAAGAACAGGAAATATTTACATGGAGACTTTTATCTAAAAACTCTACTACAGTAACATATTTAGGTTCCGGAGGTTTTCTTACAATATGACCATAAGAATCTTTTACTTTAGTAGTCCAAGTGCGGGCAGCTACAAAGGCATGACCATCTGCGGTATAACCAAAACGAGGCTCTGCTACTACAGCATACTTGGAATTTTCTTTTCTTAGAGTAGGAGTTCTTTTAACAATCTGAGGGTATGTTAACATAATTTAAACCTTTTAAAAAGAGAGTAAGATATTTCTTACTCCCTATAATCAAATTTTAAAAAGGTTTAGAAGTTTTCAAAGATTGAATAGCTCTTTGAAATTTATCTTCTGTTTCATCATAACAATAAACTCCTCGCACTTCTGTAGTGCAAGTCCTTGCATTTTCTTGAACACCTCTACAGCTTTCACAGGTGTGAACTCCAATAAGAGTAACGGCACTTCCTTTAGAGCTAATAGCAGGAAAACGACTAGCCAAAGGAGTTTCTTCATCATCTCTAGGAGCACATAAAACATCCGCAATATCAGAAGCTAATTGTTCCTGCAAAACCGGACGCCTTCCCAAGAGCTTAGAAATTCGAGCTAGTTTAGAAAGACCTAAAACCTGTCCATTATCAGGGACATAAGAAACATAGGCTTCATATCTTACCGGCATAAGATGATGCGGGCACATACTATTAATAACAATAGGTCCTTGAGTAATCATGCCATCACCTTTGACCTTCATGGCATTATACTCCTTATCACTTTCCTCTTTATTTAAAGGGAATACTTTGCGAATAATTTCGGATAAAGCTTCTTGGATTTCCTTTTCAGATAAACACATCTCTTTAAGAGCTTTAACACATCGGGCAGGAGAACCATTGAAATTGGCAATCTCTTGTTCATTACTAGTATTGCTTTTTAAATATTCTACAATAGTTTCGTAGGCTTTCAAAAGTTTTTCGTTCATTTAATTTTTCCTTTTAGGGTATTGCGGTAAACAGGTGAGTTTGTAAAGAAAGTCTATCAATTATATCTGCATGCTTCATAACATATTGGGAAGCATAAGAATAATTTCTGGAAGTCTTTTCCTTATCAATAAGGGAATCATCCCAAATTGAAGAAATTTCTCCATCATAGGATTTACTATATTCTGCAATAGGAGAAACCAAAATAAAAGCAGGCTTATGTAAAATTCTTTCTACTAATTCTTCCGGTAATTTATGATAAACAGAATCCGGATCTGCAGAAAGAAGAAATTTAAAGTATTTACATATTTCTAAAGTTTCTTCGCTTAAGGGAATATATTTTTTCAAATACTGACTTGCTTTAGGAGAACAGACAAATAAACAGCTAGAGTCTCGTAAATCATCTCTTAAGACTCTTATATAATCTTCCTGAGATGTCAAGAGAGTTTTGAAAAACTCTTTTTGAGAACCATTTGTTTCAATCTGACTGTAATAATCGCAGTGATTTCTATGATGGTATTTATAAAGAAATTTAAGAAGATTATGCTGAAGGCAAGGTTCTCCTCCCGTAACTACTATCAATTTTTTCTTAACCTTATTTTCTTTGAAATAACCTTCTACTACCTCAATAAGGTGATCAATAGTATATTTCTTAGCATTCTTAACTTCAAAAGAAGTATCACACATTTCACATACTTTAGTTTTACTTCCGTAATTACATCCGGCTAAACGAATGAATACGGAAGGGCATCCGGTATAAGGTCCTTCCCCCTGTAAAGTATAAAAAATAGAGGACACTAGGAGTTCGTTTTCTCCTACTAACTTATCTATTTTACTCTTATTAAAATTACTATCTGCATGAAGTGTAATCATTTTTTAGCCAGCGAATTTCCTGTTTTATAAAGAGGATTCTTAATAAGGAGTCCTTCTCCTTTCCAATTCTGATATTTTACAACTTTTTGCTTTTTAATAAAAAGCTGTGTTGGAACAGAATAATTTACTAAGAATAGTTTAGAAGGTTTTTTCTTAATTAGCAAGCCATCATCATTGTAACAATCCAATATAGGAATATTGCAAATTGTTAAGACGTCAGGAGAAGCGTGAACATAAGTGTTATCCGGAAATCCCTGCTCTATCCATTCGTAAATAGATAAAAAAGGAATATTCTTATGTCCAAAAACTAAACCGCCTACGTTACAAGAACCTTTCTTTATAATAGTTTTCATAATTTTTAATAATTCTGTTATATTTAGTAGCTAACTCTACTGGCATCGGATGCGGAATATTACCAAAAAGAGATGAAGATTTTACCTTTGATAATTCCCTAAATTTATTCGCCTTGACTTCCTGAATATAATCTACTAATTCATGAAGATGTTTTTGAGTCATTTTAATGCCGGTTTCCTTTAAAAACTCTCCATATTTAATATTACCATTTAATAACTCTTTTACAGTATTATAGGTAAATTCTTTTCTCTTATTTAAAATATATAAATTATGAGAATGTAATAATCGAGAAGAATTAAGAAGCCTTAAGTCTTTAGCATTACGACATACACTGCAAGCACAGTAACATGGAGTAGAGGCATGAACATTACGCGAAAGAGTAAAAGCACCTTTAGGTAAATTAAAAGTTCCAGAAGCAGAGTTCATAAGAAAACTAACTGAATCTCCTCCTATATTTTTAACTAAACCTAATTGTTCAATAAGAGAATAAACTACCCAAGCCTTAGAATCAGTATAACCTAAACAGTGAATATATTCAAGATTTTTAAACTGACTAGCAAAATAAAGAATTGCTTCCGCTATAATAAAAGGTTTTCTAGGCCCTTCAATTCCTACGACAGCCCCTGCTATAGAAAGATATTTCGGATTTTCAGGAGCAAGAATATCCATAAAAATCTTTCTATATTCTAAATTCTTTCCATGGGAAACACGAAGAAGCTCTACATCCTTATTAACATTAGCAGACAAAACTTCATAATTAGCCTTTTGAATTTTTGCACAAGCTTCCAAATAGGGACGAGTAACCTGAGGACTATCGCAGGGAATATCTAAATCTACCCCAATAGAAGCAACTCTATTATAAGTTTGAGCTAATTCTTTAGGATCAATAAAATCTAAAGCGCCTGTAAAAAGCTGAAATCCTCCGCTATCTACAAAAGTTTTGATTCCTTCGATGTACTTACAAGGATTATATTTGACGTTTATTCCTGTAGAAAGGTTCATCAAAATATATTCAAAATTATTTTGCTTGAGAAAAAATGGTCCTACATTAGGACTACATAAACTATATCTAGGATCAATCGAATAGGGATCTCCATAAGCATAGTTTTGCTGTTCTACAATTCGATCTTTTAAAAACCATTTTTTGACTTTAGAAGCAAAGGAAGAAACTTCTCTATCTTTTTTAATCTTAGCATTATATGTACTAAAAAGACAAGTAGAAGAATCAGTAATCAACTCCAACCCTGCCGGTACCAAATGAATAGGCATTACATTCCTCGTTTTAAAACTTTCAAATAAGTTAAAGTTTTTTCACATAATATTTTAACACATTTCGGCAAGGATTTACCTAAAACATAATAGGACATTCCTTCTGCAAAAGTTTCCTTAAAACTTTTACATGCATAATCACTAATAAGCGGTTGAATGTCCTTACAGCTTATCGGAGAGGAAGGCCATAAATTTTCAACAAATTCATAATCTTCACATAGCCAAGCCAAATCTAATTCTTTAGGAGAAACTCCTCTAACCTGTTTAATCCATCTAAGAACAGCTAAATATTTAGGTTTATCTTCAGGGGCCAAAGCTTTACTAAGTTTTCTAGGACTTCTTTCATGATCTTCATTTTGTTTATCTCCTTCAAGATAACCCCATAAAAATTGCAAATCATCTAAAGAAATATCTTCTTTATGAATAGAAAGAGAATAAAGCTTTAACCATTGCATATTAACAGAAGAATTTTCTTCCATTAAATGGTGGACATGATGGAAAAATTCATGTAAAATAACATATTTAGCATCCTCCTCCGGAATATTTTCCATATTTAGAGTAATAGTAAGAGGAATTTCCGGATCTTTAGGTACTGCATAGCAACCGGCATATCGTTTGTTAGTACTTACTATTTTCCAAATAAGAGTATCTGGAACAAAGGCTTCCAGCTCATATTGTTTTACAACTTCATAAGCTTCGACAAAAGCTTTCTTCAAACCTTCCACTATAGGAGTAGGATATCTTTTAAAGAAAGCAACCCTTCCCCAGTGCTCTATATCAATTTTTCCTCTATAAATAAAGGAGGTATCATTCCCATAAACCATTCCTGCATAAGGATCGGCACCTAGGTTAACTAAAATATCCTCAGGAGAAACAATTTGTTGTTCCTTTTTATAAAAGCGAGAGGCCTCTTTCAAGCAAGTTATTTTATCATTAGAAGATTCTGTTACTTTTAATAAAGTAGGTTTAGCGTTTACTAAAGCAATTATAAAATCTTTAGGATTCACTTGCATTATTATTCTCCAGCTTATTTTCAATCTTTTGAATAATTTCTTCGGTTACCGGAAAAGTAAGCTCTTTTTTAACTTCTTCAACATGCTCTTTCATTTCTTCACTGGATTCAACTTTATTTTTAATTTCTTCTAATTCTTCCGGTTCAAGGTCTTTAGTAGAATCTTCAGGAGAAGGCTCAGATTCAATGCTTCCCTTTTCCATCTCGATAACCGGTTCAACTTCAACTGTCTCTACCTTTTCTGATTCACCGTTTTTATTTTCAGAAATCAGCGTTTCATTATTTTCACCTTGGAAGTTTTCTTCAGCTTTAAACTCTTCGGGTTTTTGAAGCATTTCCTGTAATTCAGGAGAAATTTCTTCCGAAGATTCGTCCTCTTTTTCCTGAACCTCACCTTGAACTGGTTCCCTTTCTACTCCGACCTCATTCGGGGTTTCCTCAACATCCATTAAATCTTCTTCCTCAAAGGCATTGTAAAAAGTAATAGTGTACAATAATCTACCGTCGGAAACCATTGGAGAAACTTGAGTAATAGTATCCCAATTTATTTCTATGGAATAATCATTCATAGAAAAAGTTAAATTAGAATAAACTGTCGTTTTTTCTGTAGGTGTAGAAAAGCTTTCAAAAAGAGATTTAAGGGTTGGAATTTCCGGACAAGGAACAAAACCTAAAGTACGATAAATCCCATCAAAAGTATTATGTTCTTTATAATAAATAAGAGCAGTGTTTAAGGTATCTTCGGAAATAAGACAATTCTTTGCAGGATCTTCCTTCTCTAAAGTTAACTTATAAACGATATTTGGAACTTCTTCACGATCTACTACTCCAATAGGCGTAGAAAGAATGTCATAAAGAGAATCCGCCACTACAGAATCCTGCCCTACATAGGTGGTAGCAATTTTTTTAAAATCCTTAATAGAAAGAGAAATAACATCCTGCTTACGTCTAAAAATTACTTGAGTAGGTCTCTTACTTTGGTTAAGTTTAAGATTAGAAATATAGAGAACTTGAATTAAAGTATTATTTTTAGTTTGCCAAATAGAACCGGGTACAAGAATTTCCTTCATTTTATTTCCTTATGTGAATTAGCAGCTTTAATAGCCCAATCTGCTAAAAGAGCATGACGCTTTTTACAAAGTTTATAGTTACGAATCCAAAGATTAAGAATTTCAATAACTTCCTGTTGATTATAATTCTTTACAGTTAATTTAGACAGAGAAGGACAAGGTTCCGTTAATTTACTATCTAAAATAACTCTATTATCCTTTTTTAAAATAACATCCCGTGAAACTTCCTGCGGAATATCCCTTGGAGTAGAAGTACATCCACTTAATAATAAAAAAACTATTAAAAATTTTTTCATTTCTCAATTAGCTTATTAATCTGAATAATCATCTCAGGAGAAAAGGAGGATTTAACTTGCTCTTCCCGAGATAAAACAGGTACTTCCTTTTCTTTTTCTTGATATTCTTTCAAAGAAAAATAGGCTTTATCTGCTTCATTTTGGAGATACTCAATTCGTTTATTACTTTCTTCTATTTCTTTATTAAAAGTATCTATAGCATATTCATATTTTGGTTTATATTCTTGAAGACCTATTTGATATCCATTCTGATATCCCGAGGTTTTACCATTAGAATAACCAAAAAAATAAACGGAAATTACGAATATAATAGCTCCAATCGTATAAAAAAATTTAGTGTTCAATATTTTCATCATCCTCATTTCCTAAAAACAAAAAAGAAGGATCGAAATTATCATAACAATGAGACAAAGAATATTCTAATTGATCAATTTTTTTGTTAAGAGTTGGAGAAGAAACAATATCTTTATATTTATCTCCATTTTCTTCTTTCCACTCTTCGAACATTTCTTTTATTAAAGAAATTTTGATCATATCAATTCCAAGAGGATTTTCCACTTGTTGTAAAAGTAAATCTAATAAGTTAAAAAGAAGGATAGAATCCTCTTCATATTTCATAGGACACCTTATAAATAATTTTTTAATTTTTCTAAAATAAATTTAGGACAATTACCGGGATCCCATAAATCAAGACCTATATCTCTAGCATACTTTGAAGGATTTTCGTTATCTTGTATTTGAAGATAGGGAGAACCTTTTATTTTCCAAAGTTTTACCGTTATAACTTTATCAAAATAACCCTGCAAACTTGGTACAATGTAATTAGTTGCTCTAATACCTGCATCATCCCCATCCATCATTAAAATAACGTTTTTAACTCCGTAAAATTCCAAGAGATTTCGTTTTTTATCCGTCCAATTTCCGGTTCCCATAATACATAAAGCAGGAATACCCAACTTTATCAATCTTAAAGCATCCCGCTGACCTTCTACTAAAACCATAGTGCGAGATTTTATTGATTTCATTAAAGCAATAGAATAATCAAAAGGAAAAAGACCCCAACTTTTAACCCAAGAACCTCTTTCATTTATATAACTAGTTACTCCTTCCTTTTTATGCATTCTGCCTTTAGTATATCCTTTTAATTTTTTACCTACATAAACAGGTAAATAAACAAATTTATCAGAAAGATTATTACCATAATCTACCTGACAAATTTTACAACCTATTTTAATAAGTAAATTTGTAGGAATATCCCGCCATTTTTTATTAGGAGGTAAATTTGCGAAAATTAATTCTTCGTACTTTTCACTTTCTTCCTTTTCTTTTCTCATGTTTAATGAATAACTAAATTCATCATGAGGTTTAGGATCAAACTCTTTCAAATTAAGACGTCGAGCTAAAGTATTCCAATCTCCCTTAGCCTGACATCCGAAACAATAAAAGCGTCCGGGGTCTTTATTTGAAGGTTTATAAAAAACTCCACAGGAGGGAGTATCGTCGGCATGAAAAGGACAACAAATCATTGCCATTTCAGAGCCGACTTTAGCCTTGGGAACTTTTAAAAGTTCATTTCTTACAAATTCTCTTTTATTTAAAAAAGACATTTATTGTAAAACCATTTGTTCGTTATTAGCTCTTATGTATGAGCCATCTAAACAGGCTCCTAAAGAAATTGCAGTAGCCATTGGAAAATCTAAATCAGTTTCTTGAGCCAATCCTTCACTAACTGTTTCTAACCAAACTTCTGGTTCAAACATCTTCATTTTAGGATTTACATAAAAACTTCCTTCTAAAATCTTTTTCTTCACATAAAAAGAGGTATTTAACCAATAACCACGAGAAAAAATATAACTATAATTTCCTTTTCTCTCTTTAAATAATTTCAAAAGATAGTATCGATTGATATCAGCTAATATCACCATACTATCAGAATAGTAAGGAAAAATTTGACGAGTTCCCGAGGAAACAGGAACTTCAGTAAAATCAACAGGAATGGTCAGGTCTATTAAAGACATCAAATATCTCCTTTTCTAAATCATTTACACCAAGCAAAGGAAATTTACTTTGAAGATAATGAATAACTTTTTTATCCTTATAGGGTTTAAAAATCATTTCTTTTACTTCTTCTTTAGAAAGAGCTTTGCCATTACGATCAATCAACTTTTTTTCTTTTTCTAAATCATCTACTAAATTATTTAAACACTCATAAAGATGGGTTAAAGACCAATTCCATGTATACGCTTTATCATCTTTAACTCCCATCTCTACTTCAATTTCCGGCTCTATATTAAAACTAAAACCAAACTTATCTTTATAATCTTGAGCTACTCCATAGGTAGCCATATATTGCATAATATGTAAAAAAGGAAGTACCATGCAATAGGGAATTGCATAATAAGAAGCGTCATGAACAATTCTACAACATTCTGGTTTTAATTCCCAAGCTCTTTGTTCTATTCCTAACATATTAGCGATAGTTTTGAATTCCTTATAATAAGTAATTAAAGAAAGACGTGAGGCTTTTACCGCAATTTCAGAAGCAAAACCCTGAATAGGAGCATTTGAACCTCTTCGAATTTGTTTAGCAATACCGGATTTATCGGAAATAAATACTGAAGGCAAATGACGAATACGACCGATCGGAGAATATACATAACCTCTTTTTTCGGCAGAATGTTTCATATAATCTGACCATTTTTTACCTTTAGTAAAAATGGAAAACATTTTATCAATAATATGCTGAGCGTAATCAGTCTTGTCTTCTTTAACTAATTTATCTAAATCCTTTTTAAGGACATTAAGTTCTTTTTCAAAAGGTTGCCTTTCCTTGGGATTTTGCAAATTATCAAGCTTAAAAAATAATTCCTTAATTTTCTTTCTTAATGCAGAAATATCCGGTTGTTTAGTATCTTCTCCAAGGGTTTTTGCTCCCTTACCATAAAGAGTTCCGAAAACAACCGCTTTAATAGCATGTCTTAAAGGATCTTTCTTGTCAATAACTTTATTAAAGAAAAGTTTTACATTAAGAATATGAACATCACCTTTCTTTTTAACATTATCTAAATTTTCAGGGGAAGGATCTTTTATAAAGATCTTTCTTAAAGTCTGACCTTGCCGGAAGGTATCTGCAATTTTAGCATCGTGAGAAACAATACCCCAAGTGCGAACTTCCTGAGCACTGTAATCGTAATGCAATAAAATACATCCGGGAGGTGCTGAGAATACTCGCTTTAAAATATCACTTATATCAGAATGTTGTGGAATAGTTTGAAGAGAAGGATTTCTAGAAGCCAAACGACCGGTAGTTACATTATAGAAAGCATAGTCAGGACGAAGCTTATGATCAAGAATGCAATCCGGATTTGAAGAAAGTAAAGAAAACCAACTCTTTAAATAAGAAGTTCGTACTTTATTAATTTTTTGGTATTCTTTAAACAAAGAAACAATACGATTGGTATTTTCGTATTGTGCTATGAAAAGTTTATCTACAGCAGGGGCTCCCGTGGAAGTTTCGGACACTGGTTTCATTTTCATAATATCAAAAAATAATGTTGATTTATGAATTGGCTTAGTCCAAGAAAAAACCCATTTTTTAAGCTTATTACCAAAAAGATTTCCGGAATTAAAACCTAGCTGCTTACAAAGAAAATCATTTGCTTCTTCAACTTCCGGTTGGATTCTCAAATCAGTTTCAACATCTGATAATTTTTCCAAAATAGGAGATTTATTAGAAAGAAGGAAGGAAAGATTTTTCAAGTCAATAAAACTTCCGTCTTGTCGTAACTGAGATAAGGTATGAACTGTATCACTCATTTGATAAAGCATATGCTTTATAAAAGCTTCTTTATAATTTTTATCCCCTATGAACATATGAGAAGCTCTTTTAATCTGCATTTTTCTAAGACCTAAAAGAGAAACTACGTCCATACAACCGTAAGAAACAAAATCTTTATCTTTGGGAGAAATATCTCCAGCAGTATTACGATCTTCCTTAGTAAATCCGGAATCTCTAAAATAAAAATCGTTATTATAACGACATAAGGTAGCTCTTAAGTTACCCTGATTAGCCTTAGTTTTATCAGAACGATAACTTCCAATAGCATCGCTTAAATCATTAACATTTTCATCTAACAAATGTTCTCCCGCCATAATTTCCCAAACTCTTTTCCCAACAATAGGAAGTTTAAGAGCTTGACGAATAACATAAAGATCAAAAGCGCCGTTATAGGTTACAAGGGTAGGACCCGAGGAAGAAGCAAAGAATTTTCTAAGTCTTTTTTTGAAATACCTTAATTCCTCAGAAGTCCAAGGAGTTTGTGGATGGTCTAAAGCTAATAAAAAACCTTTATTAGGTTGAGAGTTTCCAGCAAATTGAATAGTATAAATAGCGTTTGACAATACAGTCAAATTTCGAGTCTCAGTATCTAAAGCAACATAATCCTGAGTCTCAAGATAATTCATAAGATTATCAAATTTTTCGACAGAATCTATATAATTTGGCGAAAGAGGGAGCCCTTCTAATGAATAAGGATTTTGCCCTTGCATTAGATTAGCAATATGATTAAACATAAAACCAATAGTGTTAGAAATATTACTGCCCGGTTTTTTATTTTGATCTGCTATAATCTGGTAAAGATCTAAAGACCCGCAATATTTAATTCCCTTTTTTTCAAAAATCCAGCCTAATTTATGTCTTTGATGATCAATCTCAGGAAACATACATTCAAAAGCTAAAGGAGATAATATCATTACATGAGTAGGAGAAAGCTCTTTAATAAGAGCTTTAATTCTTCCTACAAACTCATTTTCTTTATCTGATTTTGCCGTTCCTTCTAATTGGTAGTGTTTACTTGCTAAAAAATTAACACAAGCATAAGAAAAAGAAGGGTAATCGGCTCCCCGATCATCTAAAAGTTCTCTCGCTTTCTTTAAAGAAGAAATAAGGGGTTCTCTTGTTTCAGTACAGCTTAGTAAAGAATTATTTCTTAAGTCAACTGAAGGAATATGGCCAATAACAATAAGAAAACGATTTTTGGATTTCTCATAACCATAATCCTTGAAGCATTTAATTTTATAGGCGTTTTTAATATTACCGGAAAAATAAAAGGAACTTTCTAACACTTTTAACCTCTTGTTTGTTTATCCTTATTTACATTTTGATAGGCTTCATACTTTACTGTCCATTCTTCAGTAAATTCCTTATCTATCTTCCATTTAGCAGAAAATTCCTTAATATGCTTTTGTTTTTCCAAAGTTATTTTTTTAGAAATCTCCTCTCTTTCTCTCTTTAAGGCAAGGATTTTAGCTTCATTAGAGGATCTTTTAATAATTCCAAAAATAGAACAATACCGGCTATTTAATTCTCTAACAAAGGATTTTAAAAAATAATTCTTTACTTTAAAGTCTAGAGTCTCACGGCGTAATTTTGCCCTAGCCTTGACGTAATCCCGCTGATGGTATTCACGATCATAAGCCTTTAATTTTTCTATATATTTTTTAGAAGAGCATCTTGCTATTAGAGTACTCACGGTACATCCAAAGTATTCAGGATCTAAAATATTTTCTTTGGAAATATTCAAATATAAACCTATAGTTTCTACGATACGTTCGGCCATCTCTTTAGTAGCTACAATAAGTAAAGGCTTAGAATTGCTTGAAGAGTCTCTTACTGAGCATCTTAATAAAGTCTGAATTGCTGTTCCCACTAAGGTGTCCAATTCAGCATCATAGGAAGGACAAAATTGAATAAACCATCTTCTAAGAAGAGGATGGAGACGATTTGAAGAAAGAAAACAGGCTACATCCGTTGATTTATAACAATCCAATCCTCGAATGTCTCCTGAAATATTCACAGCATATTTTTTAACTTTATCACTTACTAAAGAGTCATAAAGAATCCCTTTATCCTCGTCTGAAAAACACCAATTTAAAATACGATGCTTGTTTATATTTATAAGAATAAACTTAGAATTTTTTAAGCAATTATTTTTAGGATCATTAATCCATTTATGAGCTATTGCACAACTCTTTCTTGTTAAATAATCCAAAGGACTATAGGGGATTTTTTCATTATCTTTTGTTTTACAAAGACAATTGGAAATTACTTTTTGTTGATAATTTTTTAAACGCTCTATTTCTTGTTCAGAAAAATACTTTCCGTAAAGAAAAAAATTACTTTTAATTAAAGTACTTATTTGGGAATATATCGGATGTTCACTAGCGGGAGCAAATTTTTCTCCTAACATATCATACATGAGATTAGAATACCTTCTTACTGTATCAAGATTCTTTTGAGGAACAATAACTCCATCTATTTTTTCTTTTGAAATATTATTAGTTAATAGATAAGTAAAATAGGTTTGATCAAACCGTTTTTTCATTTGCTCTTTTCGCTTTGGGGAAATGATTTTGTTGGTAATATCTATTAAATATATAGAAGGAATTTCTCCCAATAAATCCTGCTGCTCTTGGGTAAGAGAATTTTTATGACTACATAATTTCAACAAATGGTAAAACTGAGAGCTTTTAAACATTGCGGAAAGAAGGACAAAACTTTTCCATCCAGATAAAAAAGAAAAAGGAGTCATAATAGATTGTATAGTAAATTCTCCTTCTTCCACATCTCCGTTCATAGTAATATAGGCATAAGTTTTTCTATTACCAATGTTTCTTAACTTAATATTACTCATTCCGGAAACTCTAACAAGCTTTCTAGTTATTTTCTTTCCTAAATAACCGCGACATTTCTTCAAAATTTCCGGAGTAATAACAACCGGATAATACTTTCCGGTATTAATGGTTTTTTCACCCAAACCAAAGATAGCTAAAATATTTTTTAAAGTAAGTTCTCCATTGATAGGAATAGAAAGTTTATTCATTTGACAGTCTCGGGCTTCGTCAATGAACAAACGCATGTCTTCTCGTCTAGGAAAGAAATCTCTGTTAAATATAGGATGATTTTGATTATTCCAAAGATTGCTATGAGTTATTAAAATAATATCTCCTTCAGCAACAAAACCATCATCAAAAGGAGAATCACTTCCGGATCGGTTACCTGCAACAGTACAATATAGGTTTTGTTTAGCGGAAACTCTAAAAATCTCTTCTTCTTTAATATAGTGAATATGTTTAGGACTTACTCCCGCTTTCACTAAACGTTTAAAAACTTCTCCAAGTAATTTGTGAGTAGGAGCAGAATAGATGCAAACGCTATCTTTCTTTTTATGATAAAGCGCCATGCTCTTGATTGCCCAATAAGTTTTACCGTAGCCCGGAAGGCAATCAGCAAAATAAATTTTTGAAGACATTTGAAATACCAATATAAGATTTGGATTGATTATAACCTCAGTAGAAAGTATTTACAACATACTAAAAATTTTTAATGTTTCAGAGTACAAAAAAGTGCTGTTTTTGATAGAAAAACAGTACGCTTTTTAATAAAAAATTTTTCGAGCGGTGCAAAAACATAGCATATTTGCAACTGAAAATAAACGTGAAAATCCGGTATTAATAATGGAAAACTAATCGCAATTCTTTACCCCCTGAAAAGCGAGAAACAGTTGCATTTTCATAGCGAAAACGGTACAGACTTTAGTTAGCTTCCTAAATAAAAAAGACTCCTAAAATAGGGCTCTTTTGAAAAATCCTATGTTTTTTGTAGGCAAAAACAAAAAAATTTTTTCCGGGCATTTTGCGCATAACTGCAACTATCTGCAAAACAAGCGTCTTTTTTATAGTGAAAATGCAACGGAAAACACAACTTTTGAGGGCAGATTTTCATGAAAAAACTGTAAAAATTCACGAAAACTCAAAAAATCGCGTTTTCTTGCAAGCAAATGCACGAAATTGCGATTTTGAGGGGTAGCTAACTGCTAGGGGAGAAAAAAGGGTGATCCTAAAACTAATTTCGCGATTTTTAAAAATTTTGCATTTGCTTGCAATAAAACGCACGAAAATTTGAATTTCGGATTAGTTTTCGTACTAAAAAATATAATAACTGTATCAACTTGAAAAGCAAAGCTTGTCAAGTCATAAATTTTTAAAAAAATTCATCTTGACAAGAAGAAAAAAGCTTTCAAGCTTTTTGCAAAGCTTGTCAAGATGTTTTACGAAGTAAACCTTAGAATCAATCCCAATCCCAAATTAGAAAGACCCTTAAAGCTTGAAAGCTTAAGCTTGGAAAAATCAAGTTGATCAAGGTTCGCTGATGCGGCCTAACCGGTTTTTTTGAAAACCTAAGGTATCTTTTAGATACTATCTTTTAAAAAGGAACCTTTGTATCTTTTGGATACCTTTCTAATTTGGGATTTGGGATTGGAAACTAAGATAAAAATGGAAACATTTCCAGGAGCTAAAGCTCCTTCCAAAGTTCCCAATCCTGACATCAACCGGAGGCTAAAGCCTCCGATTGCCTAGAAAATTAAAAATTCTCTTTATCCTAAGGTCTAGAATAGCTCTAAAACTAAAATAGAGAGACTCTAAGGCCCGATTGTCCTTTGGATAATATAGTTACCTGCCTAGCTACAAAAATCGCGTATAACGCGATTTTGATAGCTTTATGAGGATTTCTTGTTTTCTATTGGAAAACCCTAATTTTCTTTTGTATCTAAAAGATACTATAGTACTTGAGAATAGAAATAGATCCTATCTTTCTAAAAGGAACCTTTGTATCTTTTAGATACTATACTTTAACAAGGTTAAGTTAAAGCCCAAATGAGAATGAGAATTTTTTCTTTTTATCTTTAGTATCAAAAAGGTACTAAAGGAAATTTTTAAAAAATAGATCTTTAAGAGGAGAATCTTTTTGCAAAATTTCTTTTTGAAAGTGTAAAATATTTGAAACTTTTTATAAAAAGGAAAATTCATGGAAGCAATAGGTATCGGAGATTTGCATCTATCTTCTTTTAACGGTCATGGCGGTTGGTCAAAATATACCGATGGAAATTCGGATATTCTAATTTTGAAAGAAGCTCAAAAGGCCGTTGATTTTGCTCGTGATCAAAATATTTTTAATATATTTTTTTATGGAGATATTTGTGATTCTCCAAAGATGAGTTACAAGGCTCATCTTGCCTTGTACGATTTCTTTTCTCAGAATGCTGATATGAAGTTTTATGTTATTTTGGGAAATCACGATCGACTTGCTTCCAACGAATCCTACGGTTCCTCATGCGATCTTTTGGAAAAATTTTCTCTCTCTAATGTTGAGATTTTTTCCAAACCTACTCTAAAGAAAATTGATGGAGCTTATGTTAATTTTCTTCCATTCCCTTACAGTGATTGGAAAGATGCTTTAAATGTTTGCCATATTGATGTTAAAGGAAGTACTATGGATAGCGGCAGACCTTCGCAATCTGAGATTGATCCAAAAGATTATGTAATAGTCGCCGGTCACATTCATACTGCCGGCAATTTTAAGAAAGTTTTTTATTCCGGTACTTTATATCAAACTAATTTTGGAGAATCCGAAGAAAAATATTTTCATAGGATTTATTATAAAGATTCTAAAAATTTTGAAATTGATTTAATACCTAATACTCCTGCGATTCAACTACATACTATTACTGTAAATAGTTCAAAAGATTTGGAGAATTTACCAAGTTCTCCCAATCACGTTTATCGTCTTTTAATAAACGATGGTTGTGATATTTCTCCTCATTCTTATGCTCATTTAAATGTAGCGGTAGTAAAATCATTCATGAGTCGTAAGGACTTAAAAGAAATTCTTAATTCCGATTTAGAATATGTTTCTACCTCTGATATTAATACTGAGGAAATTTTTGAAGAGATTTTATCTAAATACGAATTAAACGATGAAGAAAAAGAAAATATCAGGAATGTTCGATTAAAAGTATTAAGTAAATAATGCTAGTGTGTGGTATTGTAAAGAAAGAGTTGGATTTGGATAAATGCTTTGTAGAAAATTGTATGTGGCGAGATAAAAATCATAATTGCCGTTATACAGATAAACCTTTGTCCGTTGAGGAATTTTGCAAACTTATGGAAATTCCAGTTCCTTCTCAAAAAGAATTGAAAGAACGACAAAAGAAATTACAAAAACTTTTGTCAGATATTAACTAACTTCTAAAAGGAAAATATGAAACTAACTGCTCTCACTATTCAACAGATTGAAGATCTTGGTAAAGGTCCTCTTTATGTTTTAAATAATACCGGTAACGCTCCCGGAACAAAATCCGGTAATGTTCTTTTGGCTATTCCGAGATTAACCGGCAATGGTAATCCTATTATGTTGCGGATTCCCGCTACTTGGCTTCCAATTGAAGTAACTTCTCAAATTGCTTATAGTCAATTGGTTCCTACTCACGAATTTAGAAACGCCATTAACAATAATTGGATTATTCCTATTTCTCGTGAATATGCTGAACATCTTTTAAGCAAACCGGGTGCTCAGGAAGAAAAAGAACGTTTGGAAGAGGAGTATAAAGCTGCTATTAATGCCGGCCCTGCTCGCGGTATGAGTGAAGAAGAAACTATGCAGATTGATGATGGAGCTTCTTCCACTAATACTTTTGTAAACCAAATTGATGGTTTTGAACCTTCTTTTATTGCTAAAGTAAACCGGTGGATAGCGATGGAAGATATTGCAGTTTTAAATGAATTGCGTAGTATGGGGAGAATTAAGAGAAGTCAACTTAATTACATTCTTTCCCGTCTTAAAAATCATCCTAAAACTTGTGCTTCTATCGAAAAAATTCTTAAAAAATGATTTTGCCTGTTAATATAAAAAGAGCGGATAATTCTTTTTATGTAGATCCGCCTACTTATTCTACTGTTGGTTCCGGATGTTTTGATATTCGTTCGGCAGAAACTAAAATTATTCAGCCCTCTTGTCAAGAAGTTTTCAAAACAGGTTGGTGTTTTGAAATTCCAGATGGCTACGTAATGCTTTGTTTTGGTCGTAGTGGTTTAGGTGTTAAACATGGTATTTCTCCGACTAATTGTGTAGGAGTTATTGATTCAGATTATCGAGGAGAAGTAGTTTGTCCTCTTTATAATCATTTTGATACTCCTTATGAAGTCAAAGTAGGAGATCGAATTATGCAAGGCGTCATTGTTCCTTATCCAAAATGCATTTTTGTAGAAAAAGAAGTTCTTTCTGAAACCTCTCGGGGTTCAGGAGGTCTTGGTAGTACTGGAATTTAAAAATGGCTTCTAAGAGAATCGTTCTTTTAACCGGTTTGGAATTTGCTTATCTTCGTCGCTTTATGCATTCCTTTGAAAGTGAAAAAATTCGCTTTCCCGGAAAATGTTTTTTGAAAAAATTTAGTGAATCGGATTATAATGAGTTTCCGGAATTACAAAATCTTAATTCGGAAAAGGTTTATATCCTTCATGGAGATGAAGAAAAGCTTCCTCTTTGTCACAGTATTATTCAGAGATGGAAAAAAGAGTATACTCGACCGGGAGCGGATGTTACGCAATATGTTTCTCCGGATTATACAAATATAGCTTACATTGATGGCAAATTAATTCGTGTTTATCATAAACAGGCTTCTCAAAGTAAGCTTAAAAGTTTGGAAAACAAATGGAAAAGAAGATAGTTTATAAACAATTGATTTTTTGTTTTGGACCTTGTCTTTCTTTGGTTTCTCAGTTGGAAAAAGCAGTAACTTTTTACTCTAAGTTTTTTCCTAAAGAGATTGAACTTTTGAAAGAATATAAAGGTCTTCTAAACATTAAAAAAACTTCTACTTCTATTCCCAATACTGCTGGTATTGTTTTAGGATTGTTAGAATTTGACAGTGCTAAGAAATTGGCCTGCAAACGACTTTATCAACAGCTGGCTAGTAAATTGCATCCGGATAAAAAGGGCGGTTCTCAAGAATTATTTGATTTTTGTACACGGGCTTATAAGTCCGGAGATAGAAATACTTTAGAAGAAGTATTAAAATACTTAAATTCAGAGCAGGAGAAAAAAGATTTGCAAAAACTTGTTTCTTTTGCTACAAAAAGGGCTAATATATTAATAGAGTATTTCAAATCATTACCGGTTTTTAAACTTTTAGAGTTTGATGTATATGCCGGTCAAGCCGGCATTAATCAAGAAGCAAAAGAGTTTATGAAACTTCTTTTGGATAATGCAATAAATGAGGCAAGACATCGCCTCTTGGAGAAAAAATGAACAAAGTAACAACTAAATCCACTACAAATAAATCTTATATTCCCCCTTCGGGGTTTGTTCCCTTTACAGCAGAGCTTATTATTTCTACGGATAAAGATGGACTAATTTGCTCTTCAAGGGCAAGAATGAAAAGATACTTTTCCGGTAACTTGGAAAAGGATAGACAGAATCCCTTAAAGTTTGAAAATTTGGGAGATTATGATCCTAAGACTTTATGGAATACCGTTATTCGTTTTGCTATGGGAACTTACTCAAGTAATGTTACTAAAAGACTTCCGCCAAATCAAGTTTTCAGAATTGATTTCAGAGTAGGTGTTAGAAACAATACTTTGAAGACTTCTTTCAAACGTGTCGATCTATTACTTTTGAGTAAAAAGAAGATTGTTCCCTTGACTAGAGATCGAATTGAATATAAGATTTTGAGAAAGGCAAATCGGTTGTTAGCAGGTGCTTTTGAAACTATTTTGCCTCCTAAAGAATATTCAGAAGAAGAAACTTATTATCGTAAATTGGAAGCTTCAAAGAAAGGTTTTTGTAGAGCTCCCAGAAAACCAAAAACTTTGCAGGAATAATTATGAAGATTATTGTACTTAGCAGTGGTGGTTTGGATAGTACTGTTTGTGTAGCCAAGGCGGTTGAAAGAGTAGGTAATGAAAACGTTATTACTGTTTCTTTTGATTATGGTCAAAAGCATTCAAAGGAATTACAATGTGCTGATAAGGTAGCACAGCATTATGGTCTTAAGCATTATATCCTTAATTTGAAGGATATTTTAAAATATAGTAACTGCTCTCTATTAAAAAATAGTTCTCAGGAAATTATTCATGAAAGTTATGCAGAGCAGATTGAGAAAAATGGGGAAGGAATGGTTTCAACCTATGTTCCTTTCCGTAATGGTTTAATGCTTTCGGCAGTTGCTTCTTTGGCTCAATCTCTCTTCTTAGAAGAGCAGGTTCTTATTTATTATGGAGCTCATGCAGATGATGCTGCCGGATGTGCCTATGCTGACTGTTCTCAGGAATTTGTAAATGCTATTAACAAAGCTATCCAAATTGGTACTTACAATTTGGTTTCTTTGGAAGGCCCTTTAGTTACATTAACCAAAGCTCAAGTAGTCAAGGAAGGTATTCGTCTCAATGTGCCTTTTGAATTAACTTGGTCGTGTTATGAAGGTGGAGAAAAAGCTTGCGGTACCTGCGGTACCTGTATTGATCGTTTAGCCGCCTTTGCTGCTAATAACATTAAAGATCCTATTTCTTATATCTAAAAAGGAAAAATATGATTTCACATCGCATTTGTTTTACTCTTACTAAAAAGATTGTTGGTAAATCTCTTGAAGTAACTCCCGATTATATCAACGTCGATGGTTTTGTAATCCCCCGTTCTCAAGCTCTTGCTATTCTTAATAATAGTGTTGTTATTTATCAAGATAAAGTAATTCTTGATAAAGAAGTTTCCGGAACTTGTGACGATAAATTTGGTTTCTCTTATGTTTTGGAATCCGGATCTACCATTACTCCCTTGAGTAATTCTTTCCTTGAAATGGTTTCTGTTACAGTACCGGATATTCAACCAGAAACAGTTGAAGTTGCAGAAGTGGAAGAAGGTAAGGATACTCCAGCCCCGATTGTTGAGGCTGCTCCGAAAAAACGAGGCCGTAAACCTAAAGCGACTACTACAGCTTCTCAAGTGGTAGAGGAAGCTCCTGCTAAGGAGGAAGTTCCTGAGTTTGTTGAAGAAGATCAAGAGGATGATGAACTAGAAAATCTTAAGGTCGAAGATGACGAATCTGAAGAAGGTGAAGATGAAGTCATTGAAGATATTGAGCTTGAGGAAGAAGATTCTGACGAGGAGGAACTTGCTGAAGAACCTGAAGAAGCCGAAGAAGATGAGGTTGATGCAGATGCTGAAGAGTCTTCTGAATTAGAAGAATTTGAAGACGGCGAGGATGAAGATACCGAAGATAGTTCGGAGGACGAAGATGAATTGGAAGATGAAATTTTCCAATTAGATGATGAATAATTTTTAATAGTTGGGAGAGGAATATTCCTCTCCCAAATTTGAATATGGAAGCATTAAGATTACCTTACCGAAAATGCAAATTTTGTCAGCATATGGACAGTGCTGAGAAAATGCGGTATACTTGTTATAATGATAAATGTCCTGCTCAAGAAGTAGTAATAGTTATTGAAGATAAGATTTATCGCATTGTTCAGGAAATTCTCGAAGCTAGGGAAAACAGAGATTTAGAGAAAGAAGCCCGATGTTTAAAAGCGGTTTCTAAAATGAGTGATGCATTTAAACAAAGATTTTTTGTTTTATTAGATAGCAAAAGAAAATGAATAAAATAACCTTAGTTTGTACAAGCAACAAATATTTAATTCCTTATACTCCGGAGGACTATATTTTCTTGGCTAAAAAAGGTATTCGAACTACTAGAGTCTCAAAAAATTTTTTACCAACATTAAAATATATTTGTCAGGGAACTGAGGTTGAAGAGATTTTATGGAAAGATATTTTTTTAAAAGCTATTGATAAAACAAAAAACTTTTGGATAAAACGCGATAAATGTACTTTTGGTTATGAGAAGGATAATTTCAAATTATCTGGCCCTAAAACCGAAGAAAATAAAAAAGCTCTTTCTAATATAGAAATTTCTTGGAGAAAATTTTTTAATCGTTGGGGTTTAAATAGTGAGTTTCTTTTTTCCGAAACTACTACTAAAGTTACTTTATCTGTGATCTTTGAATTTTCAGAGGATAGGATGCCGGAAATTTATCTTGAAGGAGAAGATGTTTCTATTGAGCCGGCTATTTTAGAATTTCCTTTTACTCGTTTTAAACTTTCTTTGGGTGAAAGGTATTTTGAACTTACCCAAGAAGATAAAGTTGGTGGTAATTGGATTTATACCAAAACTTACCGTGTTTTTTATGGCGAAGTAAAAAATCTTCATTTTATTGAAACCCTTTTTGATGTTCTAAACCATGAAGTACGATAGTAATGATATTCAAACTTTACGTTTTCCGGATTCAATTCGCAACAACGTGTCTATGTATTTGGGGAGTACCGACGAACATGGACGTTGGTTAATTGCCCGTGAACTTTTGGATAATGGTTTGGATGAAGCTTTAGCTGGAAGAAATAAGGGAAATTTTTTTGTAGAAGACCCTGATGGCAGCTATTGGGTTATGGATTTCGGAGCCGGTATTCCTCAAGGTTCTAAAACTTTTGAGATCAATGTAAACGGGAAAGTAATTAAAAATACTATACCAACTATGCAAGCTATTTTTACCGAAATGCATACTTCCGGTAAATTCAAAAATGACGCTTATCAAAATAGTGTAGGTTGTTTTGTTGGGGATACTTACGTTACGTTATGTGATGGTAATGCAATAAGGATAGAAGAGCTTTATAGAGCATGGGAAAAAGGACAAAGAGAATTTTATTTACCTTCAGTTTCTCCTGAGACAGGCAAATTCCTTTATAAGGATAAAATAACCCATGTACAATTGTCTAAATACACCAATGAATTAATTTGTGTTGAAATAGATGGATATATACAAATAACTTGTACTCCTGATCATCCGTTTTATAACGTAGATTTAAAGAAAGTAAAAGCAGAAGATTTAAAAGTAGATGACGAGTTGTTTGATACTACTTTTAAGGATAAATTCTACGGTGGCCCTAAAGTTACCAACATTATTAAAATGTCTCTTGCTGTTGCCGTTCCTGTTTATGGAATCACGGTAGAAACCAATCATACATATATGGTAGGTGGTGGTATTTTAGTAAGTAACACGCATGGAGTGGGTGCTAAAGGAACAAACGCTACCTCGGAATTTTTTGAAGTATATACTTACTTTCAAAATGAATGGCATTCTATAAAGTTTAAAAAAGGAATTTTAACTTCTCCTGTTACTAAACTATCGGAGCCTCCTAAAGGGCCTTTTGGAATTACTCTTAAGAAGGGTACTTGTATTCATTTCAAACCAGACGCTACTATTTTTGGAGGTAGCTCTATTTCTCTTGATTATGTGAGACAATGGGCGGAAATTACTTCTTATCTTACTCCTGGTTTTTCCGTAATGGTAGTAGAGAAAGATAAAAGTAAGACCCGTTATTTTTCTAAAGAAGGCCCTAAAGAGTATGTCAATAAACTTCTCAGTTCTTTAAAAGGAACTGCAGAAAAAATTTATTTTGAACATCATAGTGATCTTTGTGATATCGTTATAGCTTTTTCGGATGTTGAGAATTGTAATGTAAGAGGTTATACTAATGGTTTATATAATAGTGAGGGCGGTAAGCACGTTGATTCTATTATTTCTTGTTTATACGATTCTGCAAAGAAATATATAAAATCTAAACAATCTTTTTCTATTTATAATTTCAAAGAAGGGCTTGTAGGTCTTGTGAATATAAAACTCCATAAAGCGGAGTTTTCTTCTCAGGATAAAAGTCGGTTAACCGATTCTCGTGCAGGGGATTCTTTTAAAGAGATTTTACAAAAAGAGACTGATAAATTTTTTGCTACTAATAAGCCATTAGCTTTACGTTTATGTGAGAAAGCCTCTAAACTTTCTCAGTTAATGGATCAATTCAAGGCTTCTAAGAAAGTAGTTACTGCTTTAAATAATGTTAAGCGAAAGGGTTTACCTTCTAAGTATGCTCCCTACGATTCTCGAACAAAAATTGAAGACAGGGAGCTTTTAATTGTAGAAGGCAATTCTGCTGGTGGCGGTATTCGAGAAGAAAGAATGCCTTGGCAGTCTCTTTTGCCTTTACGTGGTAAAATTTTAAATGTAAAACGTTCCGGTAAAAATGAAAAAGCGTTAGAAAGTGAAGAAATTATTAACATTCTTGGGGCTATTGGTTATGATCCGAAAGCTCCTGATCCCCTATCTAAGTTGCAAGTTAGCAAGGTTATTTGCTTAGCGGATGCTGACCCTGATGGCCCTGTTTCAGCAGATACTCTTGTTTATACTAATAAAGGTCAGCTGACTATAAAGGAAATTACTAAAGAATGGGAAAAGGGTATTGATTACCATTCGTTTGATCGTTTGCGAGTTTATGCATATGACGAAGAAAAGAGGGAAACTACTTTAGCTGATATTAATTGGGCTGGTATTACTTGTACTCGATTAATACAATATGAAATAACTTTTTCAAATGATTTCACCGTAGAATGTACCGATTCTCATAAATGGGCGGTTTACCGTGAAGATAAATGTGCTATTGAGTATGTTCGTACCGATTGTTTAGAGCTTGGTGATAGTATTATAGGAATTTCTAAAGAAGGAAACACCTGCTTTACAGTTAATCGTATTACTAGAAAAATTTTGCCTAGAGAAAAGAATTTTTATTGTTTAGATATTTGTGGATTGCATAACTTTTATGTAGCAGATACTATTGGTAATAAATATTTATGTCATAATTGTCATATTAATGCATTGCTTCTTACTTTATTTCATACTTATTTGCCAGAAATGTTTGATAGAGGTATGATCTATGTAGCGGACATGCCTGAGTTTTATTCTATTTATAAAGATAAATTTTTCTCAGGAAATACATTAAGTGAAGTAAGGGCTAAAATGAATGAAGCTAAAGTCCCAAACTCTGTCGAAATCAATCATATTAAAGGTTGGGGAGAAATTGACGCATGTCTTATGAAGATATTGGCTATCGATCCTAATACTCGTAAGTTAATTAGGATTCAAGCGGTCACTAAAAATCAAGAGACTGTTTTTAATAAGTTAATGACAGATGATGTAGAATTTAGAAAAGAGTTGTTAGGTCTTGCAAAAGAGGTTTAAAATGAAAGAACAAGAGAACCGTTTATTAAAATATCATAGTTTAACTTACCGGGAGTCTTTGTATTTTGTAGGTAAGGAACTTATTGGTCTCATTCTTAATAAAACTAGTGGTTTTGAGGATGATAGAGTTTTCCATTTACGTAATGTGATGTCTTCCCTGAAATGTTATTTTTCTACAGATTCATTAGAAGTTTTACATAAGCAAGTTAAGGAAACCCTTAATCCTAAGGCCTCCCGTCCTTCATTTGGCAAACTTCGTCTCAGTAAAGACGGTATTACATTATACGGTGGAGATTTTTCTCCTGTTTTTTCTTATTATCGAAGCAGACTTCCTTATTGGCTTGAAGAAAGTCATTTCCTTGTTAAAAATATTAATTATAAAGATTCAATTGAAATCTTCTTAGATAAATACCGTGGGGCAACAAAAACCGTCTCTAAATATGGAAATTTTCAAAACGACCTTGCGGATTTTCGTAGAGAGCAATTAGAATGGTTATATAATTTATTAGATGTTCTATCTAATGCTTATTATATTCAGTCTTGCAAATATAGTAGTCTTGAAGATCCTTGGACATTTAGATATTATGAACTCATTGAGATGTATAATCAATTATCTGAAATGGAAGGATTTAAACCAAAAACTAAAGTTGGTCGATATAATATGGAAACGGAAGATGAAAATGATCCTTCCTATCCTTTCCATGAAGCTTACTTTGTAGATATGGAAGAAGTTATTCATATCCTTGAGCTTATAGTAATTCGTTGGTTACATTATTCGGATTCTTTTAGTATTAACGCTTCTGATATTAGAACTTTGGTTTTTTGGGCTATGGAAGCTATCGAAAAACGTATCTTAAAATAAAATGCCTATATACTCTTTTAAATGTCCCAAGTGTCATAAGGTTTATGATCTTAGACTTCATATGAGTGAACGTAACGATCCTCAGTTGTGTCCAAATTGTAAAGTTAAAATGGATAAGCAATTATCCTGTGTTAGAGCTTTTGAAATTAATGGCGTAGAGGCAACCGCTTCTATGGGTAAATGGCATGATAAGAGTACTTTTCGGGGATAGTTATGGTAAGAAAACCCTTAACCGGAAAACAAGAAGATAAATATATTACAGAAGCTAATATTGCAGATTTCGGTATTAAATGTATCAAAGAGTATGCTACAGAAGTAAATTTGGATAGAGCAGTTCCTGACATTTATGATGGTTTTAAACCGGTTCAGCGGCGTATTATTTGGGCAATGAGTTTTCAAAAAAGGGGAGAACTAGTTAAGACTGCTCGTGTGGGGGGTGATGTAGTTGGGAAATATCATCCTCACGGAGACGCGGGAGTAGCAGGTTCTATTGAAACCTTGGTTCATCAAAATACTCCATTAGTTCAGGGAACTGGTAATTGGGGAGGCTTATTAGATCCTTGTGCCGCTCCTCGTTATACCAATTGTTCCCTTTCAAATTTTGGATGGGATTGTCTAGATCCAAATTATGTTCCCGTTATTGATTTAGTCCCTAATTATGATGGCAAAGATAAGGAACCAGTTACTCTTCCTGTTAAACTGCCTGTAGTTCTCTTAAATGGTTCTGACGGAATTGGAGTAGGTATTACTACTAAACTTCCTACTTTTACTGCTGAGTCTGTAGTAGAAGTTCTTACATCCATGTTTCAAGGTAAAAAAATTAACTATGAATATTTAGCTAAAACTTTAAAACCCGCTCTGCTTTGGGGTGGGGCTTTAGTTAATAATGCTCAAAATAAACAGGAATGGCTTAATCTTATGAAAACCGGTCGGGGCCGTATAGAATACTTCTCCCCGCTTGAGGTTGATGAAAAAATTCGATCTATTAAGATTTCAGAATGGCCTCCCGGACTTAATCCGGAAACTTTCATAAAACGGGTTAGAGCAATTCCGCAATGTGCTAGGGCCTTTAATTCAAAAGGTTCTCTTACGTTTACTATAGAAGCTCGTAGGGATTGTAACGGAGAGAATTTTAAGACCTTTGTTTCCAAAATTGAGAAACTTACCCACGTTCGTCAGAGTTATCGAATGAACGTAACTTATCGTGTTGCCAATATGGAAGACGGGGTTACTACATTTGATACTAAATTCCTTTCCTTAGGGGTAGGTAAACTTTTGGTTCAGTGGTCCAAATTGAGACTATCTCTAGAAGCTAAATCTTTGGATTATAGGATTGCAAAACAGCAGGCTTTGGTAGATCGGAGTAAACTGTTAATTTTTGCTTGTAACCACCTTAAAACCATTTTTGAATCCCTTAAACAAAGGGATTCTCAAAGCTATTTAGTAGAGCATTTAAAAATCTCCGAGGAGCAAGCAAAAATCATTTTAGAGCTTAAAGTACGTCAGCTCTCACGACTGGATAAGGAAGCATTAGAAGCCCTTTTAAAAGAGCAAATAGGGGTTTTAAATACTCTTAAAGGATGGTTAAAAAATCCTAAACCTAAAATCATTCAAGATTTTAAAGAGGCTTTAGAAAACGTCCTTAAAGATAGAGTGATTGAGGGTAAGAGAAAGACCGCGAGTTATAGTGTTCATTAAAAATAAATTTGCTTTTTCTACAAAAATGAAGTACCATAAAAGATTTTTTATGTTATAATTATCTTCATAGAAATTCATTTCATTCATTTTTAATAAAGGGAAATAAAATGGCACAAACCCCAAACATCAAAGAATTGGTTAAAGGTATTCTTTCCAAGACTTCCGAACTGCAGAAAAATGCTGCAAGCGTTGCTAAGCTTCAGGCTTCCTTAGCTAAGAAGGATGAAGCTCTAGCCCGTGAGAAAGAAAAGGCTCAGGCCGCTGTTGCTAAGGTTGAAGCTAAGTTAAATGCTAAGATTGCTAAGTTGGAAGAAAAACTTGCTCAGCTTAAGGGTACTGCTCCTAAGGCTCCGAAAACTCCGAAACAGCCTAAGGTTGAAACGGAAAAACCGGCAGAAGCTAAGAAACCCCGTGGTCGTAAACCTAAGGTTGAAGCTGTCGCTGTTCCGGCTGAACCGAAAAAGCCTCGTGGTCGTAAGCCTAAAGTGACTGCTGAAGCTCCCGCTCCTGTGGCTAAAGCACCTAAGACTCCTAAACAGGCTAAGGTTGCTAAACCCAAGGTCACCGCCGCCCCCGCCCCCGCTGATGACTTCGACGCTCTTGGACTTTAATTTTTGTCCGAAGTTAATCAAGGACTCTATATAATATTATATAGAGTCCTTTTTGTTTGCTTTGAAACTGTAAATAAGGGATGAAAATTTAATTAAAATATAAAAGGCTAGGTATGCAGAAATTTGAGTATGATCCTACGAGTTTAAACGAATGTTCTCCCTCTGAAAAAGTAAAGGTTTTGAAGTTGGTTAAACAAATTAACCTATTGCAGGCTTTATTTCAGTATACAGAAACTTTAGCGGAAGATTTTAAGAAAGTTTCTCTTTCCAATATTCAAGAAAGTTTGGAAATTCTTTTTACTTGTTTAGATAATCTAAAAAAGGTAGAGCGACCAATCGGTTTTAAAAAAGAATGTTCCAAATTACATAATGAGCTTATTTCTTTAAAAGAAGGTTTGCAAGAAGAGCTTATTCAGGAGGAGGATCTTGAACTTTATTCTCTTAAACCCTTGCAGGAAAATATTCTTCTTAAACTTTCTTCGGCTAAAAAAAGATTCAATACTCTTTTTTCTCAAGAAAGTAAGGATACTCAATTTGTTCATACCGAAGAAAGTAAAGAGCTCATTAAAAAGGCTAAAGAGTATAATGTTACTATAGGAAAAGCTTCTGTGATTCCTATTGGTAATTTTGATATTTTCCTAGCACAACAATATTTTGATACCGAAGTTTTTCAGGGTTATGTTATTTTTAAGAATCAGATGGTTATTGGGATAAAACGTAACGAAGAGAAAATAAGTATTCAAAAGATCTTAGAAAATCTTAATGAAGGAAGTAATGCCAATTATATGCTTATAAGTAATAAACCTTATCTTTCTAAAGAAACCGGTTTTAATATTTCTTGGTATTGGGTAATTCCTGAAAAAGATGTTAAAAAATTTGCTCATCTTTTTAAACAATCTTCAAATAATATCTCTTTCAATAGTTGGGGCATTTCCATATGATGAATGTTACGCAAACTATCTGTCTTCCTACGGAAGACACTTTAGAGCAATTAAAAGGTATTTTTTCTACCTGTCCTTTTGCTATAAATTTTGATTCTTTTTATGTAGAGCTTAATACTTGTAAAGCCGATCAGGTAGTAAGAGTGGAACCTAATAGAGTTTTTGAGGCTCTTCCTGTACAAATTGAGGGAGATCGTTTTAAAGGGCTTATTAAAGCGTACGATCCTTATCTCTCAAGGACTTCTCTTTATCTTCCTCTTACTTCTCCTGAGCTTTATTCCTATGCTTTGAATTTAAGAAAAGAAAATGGTACTATGTTTCATCCAATTCCTTTGTTGTATATAAACATAGTTCCTTATTATCATAATCGTTCCAATTACAATATTTTTGTAAATAGCATTTCTGATTTCTTTGTAAATGCTCAGCCGGTTTTAACATTTTCCGGTATGATGATAAGAAGTTTGGATTTGGATTATGCTAATGATATTGGCTATTACGATGTGAATAATTGCGTTTAGTAAATGTCAGAAAACTTTATATTTCAAAGTATTTTGTTAGACCATTGCTGGGTATGCGGTAAGAGATTTACTAATTCTTGTCCTCCCGGCCTTGCTAATAGAGAGGATCATCATATTATTCCTAGAGCCTATGGAGGTACTGATGGTCCTCAGGTTTCTTTATGTGATGGATGCCATACTAAGGTTCATAAGATTCAAAATTGTTTGTTATCAAAAAAATCTTATTATGAATTTGTTAAAGGGTTTGATTCCCAAAATGTTCGTAAATTAGTTTATCTAGGAACTTGTGCAGCTAATGCTTATTTGGCTACTAAAAAAGATCCTAATAAGAAAACGCTCATTACTTTTTCTATCGGGGGAGATAGGGTAAAAAAGTTAGAGGCTTTAAAAAAAGCAATACCCAACTTAAATTCAAGGGCTTCTATCTATAATTATGCCTTAGATTTGTTATATACCAAATATTTTGGAAATCTTAAGTAAAAAAGCCTATTAGGGCTTTTTATTATTAAGGGTTTTCTCTAATGATATTAGGGGAATAAAATATGGATTTCTTTAAAAGAGCTTTTATTTATCTATTAAAAGGGTTATAATCTTCTTTATAGACGATCTGCTCAAGAGAATTTCCATGGAAAAAAGAGAAACCCAATCTTTCAAAAATATACCCATAATTCAAGTACTTAATATGAAATGTGGGGAATGTCTTCATTTTAAAAAATTACCTAAGGGAGAAGCTCCCTGTTCTTCTCAAGGAGTACGACAATTTGCTTCTGCCCCTTCTCAATGTTTCCAGCCAGATTATTCTCAGCTAATTAAAAATACCGATCAATTTGCTATATTTGCTTCTCTTTTAGAATCATTTTCCCCAAAGCAAATTAAATTAGCTGTAGCTATTTTATTGAATGCTCATAAAACTAAAGATAAAAAATTTCCTTTTGGTTCTAAGGTTTATATAAAAGTAGGTGATGATTATATAGGAAATTATTTATCTGCTTATGTTTTAGGTTATACCAATAATGGCCAAGCGGTTATTTCCGGTTCTCCGTTATCTTCTTCACGTGGTAAAAATTTTCTTGGTTTTGTTGATGTTAATTCTTGTTTATCTTTTAAAGATTGGGAGATCAAGAAAAAACAATTAATTGCTGGCGGGCGTATTTATGATCCCAAAGCCATGAATAAAAAGATTCTTACATCTATTGATAATTATGAACCCGAAATTCCTACTTTAGATAATGCTCCTAAAGAATGGAAAGAAAAGAAAAAAGTTAAAGATATTTACGATAAAATCACTCAATCTTATAGCGTCTAAAATCATGCTTAAAGAAATGCTGGAAATTTCCGATGATGAAAAAATACAGAAAACTATAAATAACATATTTGCTTATTTATTTAGTAATATTAAGAAGAGTGATTTAAAAAAATGTTTTTCTAAAGAAGAAAATAAATTAATTGATAGCCGTTTTTTACAAAATGGGTATATTCTTAAAAATTGTAAACTTTATATTCATAATAAATTAAAAGGAAGAAAGTGTGATTTATTAGGAGTATGTCCCGAAGATATTCCCATTTTAAATAAAGTTTCTATCAATTTAGTAAAACCCCATTGCAAGCCTCTTACTATCAAAGGGATGGATAAACTTTTAAGTGCCTTGCACTCTAAATATTTTCAAGATTATATTAATAAATACGTTAATAAAAAGCTTATTTTTTTGATAAGATCTTATGGAGTTTCTAAAAGTGAATTAGTGTCAGAACTCCAATTTGCTGGTATTTACGCTATTTATAAAAAATATCCTTATTTTGTTTCGGAATTACATGCTTTAAATATTGCTAAAAGTGCTATTCATAATCGAGGAATAAATCTTATTACTTTTTATACTCGTAAAAAAAGACAGGCTTTAATTTGTAATCCTAATGGATTTGCTGCTGTCTGTTGTAATGTTGATAATTTACCTATTTCTTCTTCTGATGAAGAAGTTAGAGATAAGAGAGATACTATTATAACTCTTTCTAATATTCAGAAAAAGATAGACAGGAAAGGGCAAATTTTTATAAATTTATTCTTGGGTAATTACGATAAAAAGTTTTCTTCTTATCTTAATATGAATAACAGCGATTATTACCATAATCATACAGAAAACCAGTACTTGAGTAGACTTTGCAAATATCTCAATATTGATAAAGAGCATGTAAATGATTATTTATTAAGTTTTCAAAAATATTTATGACTCGGGATGAATTAGAACAAAAGAGAATATCTCTTTCTTATAAAATAGCTTTATGTCATGATTCTCTTCAAAGAGAACGTTTGCAGAAAAAATTAAGCAAACTTATTAAAATATTAGAACAGGAAGATATAAAAGAGTATAATCAATTAGGAGATGTTATTATCTCTGATTTAAATATTTATGATTTAACCATACCAAAGGAAAGATAAATATGAATAAACTCACGGCAACTCGTTACCATGATTTTAGTTATGGCCATAGAGTAGTTGGTCATGAAGGAAAATGCAGAAATCTTCATGGTCATAATGGTAGAGTAACTTTTTATATCTCTGCTCCTACAACCGATTCTGTTGGCCGAGTAATTGATTTTAGTGTTATTAAAAGTATTCTTTGTGAATGGTTGGAAAGGAATTGGGATCATCGTTTTTTAGTATGGGAAAAGGATCCTTTGAAAGACGCTTTGATTTCTCTTGACAAGACGGTAGTAGTAGTTCCTTTTAATCCTACCGCTGAGAATTTAGCTAGTTATTTATTAGAGGAAGTTGGTCCAAAGTTTTTACCAAAAGATGTTGTATTAGAACGAGTAAGTTTTGAAGAAACTCGTAAGTGCAGTGCTACTGTTTCTTTACCTAGTTACTTTTGTAAATGCTAAAAGAGTTTACTCAGTTTGATATTAGCACGGTTTTTAAAGGGGAATATTTTTCTTCGGAAAAAGAAATTGTTCAATTTTTGAAAAAGAAATCTATTCCCTACCGAGAAACCGTTTATATCTGGAAAGGCAATACTTCCAAAAATTACGATACTTTTAAAAAATCCCTTCAATGTCTTCTTATTGACAAAGATGGTGATATTCGAAAATTAACCAAAGAATTAGGTCTCAAACAACAAACTACCTTACGTAAAGTAATTAATGAAGGTAATTTTAGTCATCCCCTTTTCTATGAGATGGAAAAATTCTTTGATGTTAGGTTTATATTGGGATTCACACTATGGATATCCTAAAAGCAAAAAATCTTTATATGAGAGCAAAAGAGGCCTACTATAATAGTGGTGACTCTATTATGCCGGACGAAGAGTTTGATAAGTTAGAAGATTTTTTGAAAGAAAAATGCCCTGATTGGATTGGTTTGAAAAAAACGGGTATTAAAGTAGGTAAAAAAACTGAGGTTGTTTTACCTCATTTTATGCCTTCTTTAAATAAATATTATCCTGAAGAGATTGAGAAATATTGGAAGAAAAATCTCTCGGAAAAGTATCTTTATATGGCTAAATTAGATGGCAGTAGTGTATTGCTTAGATATAAAGATGGTAATCCTATACAATTAGTTACTCGAGGAGATGGAGAAAAAGGAAAAGATATTTCTTTTTTCCTACCTTTTTTAAAACAACTTCCTAGGAATATTTCCAATAAAAAAGATCTTTGCTTTAGATGTGAAGCCATTGTTTCTAAAGAAACTTTCAAAAAATGGGATCAGGAATTTCAATCTAATCGCAATATGGTTTCCGGTATTTTAAACCGTACTGATATTCATCCTTGCATCCATGATATTGACTTTGTGGTCTTGGGAGAGTTTTCTAAAAATATCGTAGAAGGCTTAAAAGAAGCTAAGAGCCTTGGTTTAAAGATTGTTCGATGTTCTGTAGGTAAGGCCGGTTTAGAAGAAAATTATTTGAAGAAAATTCGTGATTATAAATATGAGGCTGATGGCGTAGTCATTGCTCCTATTTCTTTTTACTATGATTATGAAAATTCAGATAAACCAAAGAATATTGTAGCTTATAAAGAGAATTTAAAAGCCTGTCAAGTTTCCGCTACTGTTAAGAGAATTGTTTACCAAGTTTCTCATACCGGCAGAATCATTCCCAAGGTAGAGATTGAGCCAATTCAATTGCAAGGAGTGACAGTTAAGTATGCTACTTGTCATAATGCTCAATGGATGATTGAACGAAAAATTGGTCCAAAAGCTGTTATTTCTATAGTACGTTCCGGAGAAGTTATTCCTAAAATTGTAGGAGTACAGAAGGAAGGACAATTACAATATCCTTCTATTCCTTATAAAATGGAGGGAGTTCACTTTGTTTCTGTTGAAAAAACGGACGAGCAAAAGATTGAGGAAATTACTCGTTTTATAAAGCTACTTGGCTCTAAGAATATCGCTTCGAGTTCTGTAGCGACTCTTTATAACAAGGGTATTAAATCTATTTCGGGCCTTCTTTATAATTTAAGTAAAGAAGATTTTCCTCAGAAGTTGCAAAAAATTTTTGGTAAGGTTAAAGGTCAAAATATTTTTGAAAGTCTTCACTCTATTATATTAGAACACCATTCTTTGCTTGTTTTAATGGTAGCATCGAATTGTTTTGATGCAGGTATTGGTATTAGAAAATTACAGAATGCAGTTGATAACGGAGTTGATTTTGTAGAATCCCTTACTCATAAAAAACCAATGGAATATTTTTTAGGAGAAGGTATTCAGGAAGCTACTGCTCAGCAAATTGCAGATGGTTTGGAAAATTTTTCTCAATGGTATGAGAAAAATAAAAAATATTTTGATAGTTTTATAAAACCTTTTCCTAATATTAAAAAACAAGGTATTCTCTCTAATCAGAGAATTACTTTTACTGGATACCGTGATAAGGAACAAGAGCAAAAGATTATTGAGTTGGGCGGAGAGATTGTCAATTTCTCTTCTAAAACTACTTATCTCCTATATAAAGAGAATAAGAAATCCAGTAAAGTGGCTAAGGCAGGAGCTCGAGCAATTACTTGGGAAAAATTCTGTGAAATATTCAACTTGTCTTGCTAAGAAATTTTTGGTATAATAACTTTGTTAGATAAATTTTTAACAGGAGTTTAAAAATGATAAAACAGGATACCAAATCTCGAGTATTAAGAGAGTTTCTTGCTACTTTACAGAATCCGTTAGCTCCTTTTGCAAAAAAGGAACTCTATGATTTTTTCGAATTTCATAGAATTAACAGAAACATTGCCCGTAAGTTTATTTGCTCTTTAATAAAACAAGGGGCTGCTAAAGCGCTTGGAGAAGGAAAGTTAATTCTTGAAGAATATTTTTATTTCTATCTTTTCTGCCATTACGATCACAATAATTCCCTTTCAGTAAGAGATTTTCCGTATTGCTCTAAGTTTGTTAATAGTAGAGAATATGAAGCTCTTTATTGTCAATTTATAGATACTTTTGACTCTATTAGAAATTATCAGGCTTCTGTAGAAGGAGTTCTTATAGAAATGGTTTCAGATCGACGGAGTTCCGAGGCTCTTTCAAAAGTCTCTGAAAGAGGTAAAGAGTGTAAAAAAGAGATAAAGAAATTATTTAAACTTTTAAAAAAAGAAGAAAATTTTTCAAAAGTGTAAATAATAAGAAAGTGCCGAGGTGGCGAAATTGGTAGGCGCAAGAGACTTAAAATCTCTCGGATTTTATCCATACGGGTTCGATTCCCGTCCTCGGCACCATTATAAGGGAAGCAATTATGATTGAATCAAAAGATGCTGTTATTGACGAAGGTGTTTTTCAAAGAGTAATTGCCGGCGAAGAATTGCCAGTAGCTGAAGCAATTGCTAATAAAATTGCTATTTTAAAAGATTTTTCTGCAGATAGAAAAGGAGAAGTTTCTTCTGCTGTTATTTTAGACCGTTTGCAGAATGATGAGATGCGTGAAAATTTTTTAAAAGAAGTAGAAAAACTTCGATTTTTAGTTGATTATTTTTCGATTAGATAGTATAATTATTTTAACAGTTAAGGGAGATTAGCTTAATGGTAAAGGGAACGGCTTATACCCGTTTAAAGCGGAGCCTAGATAAGACTCTGTTACTGGTTCGAGTCCAGTATCTCCCACCAAAATTTTCCTGCAACGAATTTTGTGCGACTTTTGGGGTTACAGGAAGATAGCAAGACGATAGCTTAAAATGTCTGACGGTGTGAAAGAACACGGACAAGAGGCAAAGACCCTTGACTTTAATTCAAGATGATTATGACTGCTAGGAAAGACTAGCATCATAGAATCTTAGTTTATTTAAAATAATATCAAATTTTTTGGTAAAGAAATCGATAAAAATTTGATAGATTCTGTTAAGTGAAGCCTTTAAGGAGTCACGCGTTCTATATCTGAAGATATAGTTATTAGCTAGAATGTCAACCGGAGGGAATATTGGTGACATCCAAGAACATTGTTCTAGCGTATTAAGCCGATATTTTCCCGTTGCATATAAGCTTCGTTGATCGTTTGGAAGTTTTTAGAAAGTGTACTGATTGGGAAGTAACGTATATAAGAGTTCGAATCTCTTCTTTCTGGTACTTTTGAATATTCAACGTTTGGTTTCAATAGGAAGTAAATAACCTATTGAAACCTATCTTTGGGATGGTAAGATGAAATCCTTCTAGAGCTGCCTAGATTATTAGCAGCCTCGTCCCTTTGCTATGTTAAAGTCGAGGTGTGATATAATCACATAAAATAATAACATAGAAGTTGGAGTTTAGCCGGCTGCTCCAGCGAATATATGCTAGTGAACTAGCTGTGATCCGAAACTGATGGTAAAAGACATAGGACGAGAATATATCTGAGTTTCCGAGAAGTGTGGAAAAACCTCCATAGACTATCAAGGTTCAAAGGTTTGGAAATAGTCTACTCTATTTAGGGAAAGTATAAATAACATTGATTGTTAGAAAAGATTAACATAGTTACGAGAATCTTAGTTTAATAGGCTTAGAATTTGTAATAGCATGCACTTTTTAGCCTTTGGCAAAAACGCTACCTATGCTATATAGAAATTAGGTAGAGTTTGCGGTTCGAGGCCGTAAGATTCTCAACAAATTTTCTTTTTTGAGATTTAGAAAAATCTTTTATATGAATTATTACGCTAGGCATGTAATAAATATTCCTGATTTAAGTCACGGAGAAAGGCTATATTTATTATTAGCATATGATGCTTGTGATGAAGAGTATCAGTATTATCAGGAAATTGTAAGATGTGTTTTTCCTCGATCCTCTATAGGGAGAATAGAAAATAGTTTGGTTAAGAAGGGTCATATTTCTACAGTGGCTTATATAAATAAAAGAAAGCTTCTTCGATTAAACTATAAAAATATTCCTAAAATACTTGAAAATAAATGAAATTTCTTATATACTTTTAATTAGGAAGATAGTTAAAATCTGTAGTGACTAATATACATAACATTCTCTCTCAGTTGCCTTTGGTAAAATTCTCCAAACTACAGTCGTTCCCTATGTACCTTGTATATGTATGATAGGGGTTTCTTAGAATTTTTAATTTGGAAAGAACTACCGGATATTTGATTCCGGCAAATAGAAGTTTAGGAAGAGCGTTAGCTTCAAAGGGCCTAGCGATAGATTGCTTGCTAGAGTAAGCATGTTATGAAATATAAGTTTCATGGACTTATGAGTAATAATATGTTCTAGATCTATCAACGAAAAATCTTAGAAACGAGGCGTCCATGAAACGCCTACAATTCTATGCTTCTGGTTCTTTCCAAATTAAAAATTTTTTATGAAGAAATCTCTTATGAAAGATCCTTTTTGGATGATTACTATTACGTGGATTTTTGCTATTACTGTCACAGTAATTTTCCTCATTTCCCTAGGATAATATAATGGACGTATATACAAAATATGTCATGAATATTCCAAATATAACTTATTCCGACAAATGTTATTTAATATTGGCCTACGACCAATGCAGTGAAGAGTTTATTTATAAAGCTTTTGATGTTCGAAAACATTTTCCTGCTGAATCCTACCGTCGTATTGAAAAAAGATTGTTAGAAAATAATCTTATTTACAAATACCCTAAAGGAAAAGGTAATTTCAGACTTAACTATGTTTGGAAAGATATGTATGCTCCAAAGGTATTAAAATGAATTTTGATAACATGGATTTAGGGGGAATAGATTTTTTAATTTCCTTTTTTAAAAAGCAAGGTTTTTCTGTTTCAAATTTCGAGGTTGAGGATGATCAAATTTCTTTCGTGATTTCTAATCATGGAAAACGTATTCGCGTAGAAGTTTCTTGTGATGGTACCTCTCCCGGCAGTTCAGTAGAAGAAATCGAATCTGCTTTGGAGTATTTGAAAAATGAATTGTGAAAAAGAGATTGCCAATATTGCTATAGAGCAAATAAAAGAAGCGAAAGAAGAGCTTGAGAAATTTATAAACTCTTTTCCTGCTTTAGATATTAATGCCTTAGAAATTTCCGGAGACCGTTTGGAAAAGGCTTCAAAGATTGTTGAACTTTTAAAAGAGTTTTGTGGATAGGTGAGTTTATGGAAGTTTGTGAAATCTCTAAAGGATATATTTCAACATTACGAGATCTTATTGAGGAATGGGATTGTGAGTTACAAGATGCTCTTACCGAAGGTAAGATTTCTAAAGAAGAGTATGATAAGGAATTAGAAAAAATTAACGAAATTTATGATGCAATTGAAAGTTAATACTTAATCCTGTTGAAAATTTTTAGGACAAGTTCTCTTTGACTTGTCCTTTTCTTTTTTATGTACTATAATAAAGCATTAAAGTTAATTTTTAACAGGAGAATATTAATGAGTCACAAATCTTTTATATCTGAGAAACAAGTAACTCAGTTTATTGTTAATTCCTACGATTTTAAAAATAAGGAAGTTCATAAACTAGGTTTTGGTGGAGGGAGCTCGCTTTATTTGCTTAGAGAAAAACCTGAAGTTCCTTTTAATGTTTATTATCTCTTTAGAGATTGTTCTAATGGAACAACTAAAAGAATTTTTTTAGGATATTATTCTTCTGAAGAGCTTGAAACTTATCCGAATTTTTTCTATCCTTTCCCATCAGGGGGAGGTGGTTGATTACCACGATGTATGCCTTGCTAAAAATTTTCTTAGCTCTTATGATTCTTATCGAAAAATTACTGATGCTATTTATAACTGTGGCATTAAAAAACCTGCTTGGAAAGATTTGATGAATTATATTAGAGAGAAAAATACGATTTCTTTTTCTTCGACTAAAGATGTGATTAAGGTAGCACAAAAACCTATTATCAAAGCGCAAGAAAAACCAATTAATATAGAAGAGAAATCGACTAAGATAGAAACGAAAAAGCCAGATAGAAAGAAAATGCTTGAAACCAAATTGCGTCTTATTGATCTGCAAATTGAGCGAGAAAAAATTCTTCAAGAGTTAGATAACCTTTAATTTTTCAAGAGGGCTTTAAAGCCCTCTTTTTGTATGACAAAATTTGAAATAGTTTCCGACTTACATCTAGATCATTTTCAGGGTAGTGGCGACAAAGGATTGGAGTTTTTAGAAAATCTTTTTAAAAATCCTCACGCTCCTAACCTTTTAATAGCAGGAGATCTAGGATTTCAGAATGATTTTTATACTTCTTATTTTTTCACATTAGTAAAACGAAAATATGAGAAGATTGTTTGTGTTTTAGGAAATCATGATTATTGGAATTATTCCTTGAATGCTCCAAAAATTTGGAAACAGAGGTATCAAAAAGATAACATTTTTATATTGGAAAAAGAGTCTCTTTTAATAGAAAATGTAAATATTTTTGGAACTACCTTATGGAGTAAGCTAGATCCCTTGAATGTACCTGCTATATGTTCGATGGTCAAGGATTTCAAATTCATTGAAGAGTTTTCTGATTATCAGAATTATTGTAAAGCTTATGAAGAGAGTTTAACTGTTTTAAAAATGTTTTGTAAAAAACCCTGTTTAATAATTACTCATCATAGCCCGATTTTCCTTAATAACAGACATAAAAATTCTATTTTAGAAAGTGCTTTTTGTAATTCTTTAGAGAATCTAGTTTTAGAAAGCAATATAAAGGCATGGATCTTCGGTCATGTACATGAAAAAGTTGATACGTTTATAGGAAAGACTCATTTAGTGAATAATTCCTTCGGCTATTTTTGGCAAAATAAAGTGACAGACTTTAAACTAAAAGAAATAGAAATATGGTAAAATATTGGATAGCAACCGTTTTGGAAGTTCCTAGAGATTTTAAACGTATAGGACCTTCTTTACTAGATAAATATGTAGAGACCTATTTTAAGGTTACAGGGGATATTCCTTTAGATAAAGAATTATTTAAAAAAACGCTTTTTGAAAATCTTCGTCTTTTAAGTTCAGAATTTAATCAACAATTATTAACTCATAGAAATCTTCATTATCACCAGTCCAATGGTATTCTAGTATTATCTGTAATACCTTTATCTTCTGACCTTACACCGTTCCAGCAGGAAATAGCTAAGACTTTCTGTGAAGAATTTATAAAAATTCCAAATATTTTCGGTTCAGGGGTTGTTTTTGAGTAAAATTGTGGTATAATATACTTAATTAGGTTGTTAAATTTTTTATAGCAGATCATCCGAAAAGATGAAAGGATTATGATCTCCTGTTAATATTCTCCATTATTTCATAATCTCTTATTTGCTATGCCCCTGTTGATACTTATGTCAACAGGGTTATTTTTTGCTCTAATAAAGGTTAGAAATATTGTGTTATAATATGAATATATTGATATTTTGTACTATGGAGAAAAATATGAATGTTACCTTATATCCTGTTTGTTCATTAGATTTTTCTAAAATTATCACAACAATGTATTGTGAAAGTCATACTGACGAACGAAATTTACTCACTCTTACTAGTATTGTAATTGTTAAGGAACTACGAGAAGAAGAGTATTATTACTTATACAGAATTGTTAAATCTTTTTCTTTTTCTAATGCATATGATGATGAAAGAGTTTATGAACTCTATGAACTCTATGAAGAAGAAACTTTGATTGATCAAATTTGGGTTACTGAAAAAGATAAACCTTTCCTTTTTCCAATAAACAAGAGCTTAGATTCTATCAAGAAAAGTAAAAAATTCAAACAAATTGTAGAAGCGGTTATTAATTATTAAAAGTTTTTATTAGTTTTCTTTGAATTTTATAAAAAAGGAAAATATAAAATCATATTTTTATGAAAAGGATAAAACGAGATACTTATAATTCAGGAGTAAAAAACGGATGGTTTTCTATTAGAGAAAAAGTTTTAATAAGAGACAATTATAAATGTGTCTTTTGCGGAAAACCGGCTAATGAAGTGCATCACATTATTCCTCTTTCTCAAGGAGGAACTACCTCTATGACTAATTTAGTTTCTCTCTGTTTCTCCTGTCACAATAAGCGACATAGACATTTATATAGGAAAAGAAGATGACCTCAGAAGAATTAATTTGTTTTCTTGATGATTATTTGAACTTGGTTCCTAATGCTACTACAGAACAATTGAGTTATTTAGGTAAAGCCTTAGGTTTGAATAATACCCCGGTTTTTGCAAAAGTTATTAAAAGAACTTCTGTAGAGTTACGGGCATTAACTCAAGATCAAAAAGTTTTGGTTAATGATTATGATAAAACAGAGATTCCTACAGATTCTCTCCTTATTTTAGATGGGGATCAAGATTCTCCTGATTTTAATGATTCTAATGTTTTAGATATGGATGGATCTGAAGATTCTGAGGAAGACGAATATGATAAAAAGGCGCTAACGCAATATGGAATTTAAATTATGGCAAAACAAGAGCTCGGAAGTCCTTTTCTTTTAAACTTAGGATTGTCTATTCAACAGCAAAATTCTTATCCTACTGAAGAAAATTATCCTAGTAAATTTTCTCCAAATGCTTTGAATGAATGGAAAGAAAGTTTAATTTTCTCTAAAAATCTTTCTCCTGTGGAAGCATGGGGTAAGGTTATAGGAGAATTTTTTAAAAAATGTTCCGACAATAATAAATTTCCTTTTAGTGTTTCTCAAGAGAATACTAATAGCCAAGTGGTAGAGCTTTTATCTTCAAAAAGAGCTCAAGCTATTGCTAAATTAGACAACCTTATTGAGAGTATTAAAAATCCTCATAATTCGAAAGTTGAAATTAACTTTCCAGATACTTTAGGATTTAATCTTCGTAATACGGTAGAATGTTATTTTGAAAAGCAAGATAGAGAAGATCCTACTTTTTTGGAGGATTTTGCTCAAAAAAATGATTTTGTTAAGAGTTATGAGGGTTATAATCTTACTTTAAATGATGGGGTAATTCTTATTTTAGAACCCGTTTCTAATAATCGAATAAGAATAGGTTATTGTATTTCAATACCATTATTACCCTTTTTACCCGACCCTATTCCTAGTAAAACATCCCTTAAACGGTTTATATATGGTATAATATTAGAACCAATGTTAAAAATGAATCCTTGCAAGATTTTTTCTCA